CTAGCCATTTCCCGTTCTCGGTTTCGCCTTTGCAAGAGCCGCGTGGGCCATGCGCTCCTGGTCGGCCGCGCGAGTGTATCGCTCCACTTCGGCGAGTGTCTTGTGGCCGGTCCAGGCGCCGATCTCGTGCGCCGTTGCGCCGTCCTCGGCCAGCAGTCGGGCGCGCGCCTTGCGGAGGCCGTGCGGGGAGTACCCCTTCGGGATACCGGCCTCGTCGCACCAATCGCGGAACGAGTTGTAGAAGCCGTTGCGCGAGTAGGCCGCGCCGGCCTCGGTCAGCAGGAAGACCATCTGCCCGTCTGGCAGGAGGGACAGGCAGGCCGCCAGGTCGGGCGTGACCGGCAGCGTCATGTCGGTGCCGGTCTTCTCCTGCCGGAAGCGCAGGAGGGTGCCTCCTGAACGGAGATGCTGACGGCCAAGGCCGATCACGTCACCCTTCCGCTGAGCGGTCTGGATTAGCAGCTCGAAGGCGAGGCGGGGCTTGCTGCCGACTGGCCAGTGAGCGCGGTAGCGGGCGATCTCCTCGTCCGGCCAGTCGGGGTGGCCCTTCTGCCGCTCGGCCAGCCGCTCCACTCCCTTGGCTGGATTGTCGGTCCGCCAGTTCTCCTTGACGGCATGGGCGAACAAGCCGCGCAGGAGGCGGAGGACATGGTTGGCGGCGGCCGGCGTGTCCTGCCGCTCCTGCACCAGCCGGCGGACATCCCGCTCCGTTGCGTCCCGCACAATTCGGTGGCCGTGCTCCTTCCGCAGCCGATCGAGGATGCGGCGCTGCACGGCTTGGGTGGATGGGGCCATCGCCTGGAACTTCGGCGACGCCAACCACAGCAGCGACAGGGCCTCCAGGCTGCCCGAGAGCGGTGCCCGGAGGGTGGGCGGCTGCGACGCGGCATGGGCCCGGTTGTAGTCCTCCAGGAACGCCGGGGAGCCGAGCGGCCCGCGGAGCTTCACCTGGGGCTGGCCGGGGCGGCGATAGTAGATGCGCTCCTTGCCGCGGTTGTCGCGGTAGGCGCGGACGTAGCGCACCCGGACCTGCATGGCGGTCACCACCCCTGGGCTGTCTCCGCCGGAGCCTGCCGCCGGTAGCTCCGGGGGTCCAGCCAATCCACCGCAGCGGCCCGGCCGGTCAGCACGTCCATGAACAGGTCGAGGTCTTCCCTCGCCCAAACCGGGCGACGGGGCGTCGGGTAGACCGGCTGGGGTGCCTTGCCGGCCTTCACCTCGGCCAGCCAGCCGGCCTCACCCATCCCCACGTAATAGGCAGCCCCTGCGGCCGTGAAGCCGCGCGGGGTGAAGGAGTGGCCGCCATCAGGCATTGCGCCCCTCCATCTTGGCGAGCCGCTGCTGGATCCAGGCGAGCAGCTCGCGGAGCTCGGCCGCCGGTGCGCCCTCGCGGAGGGTCGCCTTCACATGCGCCGAGGCGAACTGGACGTCAGGCATCGGCGCCCTCCCGCGTCAGGTGGCGCTGGGCACCGGCACCATCGCGCAGAGTCCGGATATGGAAGAACACCCGCGCGCAGGCCCGAACGTCGACCAGGGCGTCGTGGGCCCCGTCCAGCCGCTCTCCGAAGAAGTGCTGGATGCACTCCTCCAGCTTAGGCGACTTCGGCCGGTTCATGCCGACCGCCCGCATGCGCTCGGTCGGCGGCAGGTTCACGATGGGGCAGGCCTCCTCCATCGTGCAGACCCGCCGGCGAGCTCCATGCGCCTCCTCCAGGCTCCTCGGCTTCGGCAGGCGCGCCCAGGCGGTCTCCATCAGCGCCCAATCGAACCGGATGTTGTGGGCGACGATCAGGCTGGCTCGCTCGGCCAGACGGTCGAACATGGCGACGGCCGTGTTGCTGGCGACGCCGAACTGGTCCGCGATCGCGTCCGTGATGCCGTGGATGGCCGAGACCTCCGGCGGGATGAGGACGCCAGGATTGACCACAATGCTCAGGGAGGCCCGCTCGGTCCCGTCATCGTCCGTGAGAAGGCAGGCGAGCTGCACCAGGTGCGGCTGCTTCGGGTGGTTGAGTGGGAGGTGCCGGTCGGGCAGGCCGGTGGTTTCGGTGTCGTAAAACAGGATGGCCATCAGGCTTCCTCCAGCCGGTCGGCATAGGCCGCCTCTGCGACCGTCTGCAGCTGCTTCCGCTCCTCGAAGTGCCCGGAGGCGCGCGCCCTGGCCTCCATGGCGTCCAGCATCTCCAGGAAGCCATCCAGCGCCGCCTGCAGCTTGCCGATGTACCGCTCGTCGCGCGGCGTGCGCTCTAGGGCGGGCGGCATCCTCGGGTGGTAGGAGTACCGGTCCACCCCCTCCAGCTCGCCCACCAGCATCTGCATCATGACCTGCGGCCGGTATTTCAGATGCCAGCCGTCCACGAGGTAGCCGATGTGCGTCTGAGGGGCCGGACACTTGATCTCCACGCCCCAGGCCTTGCCCACCCACAGGCGGTCCGGCGAGGCGCCGATCCGCCCATCGTCGGTGGTGATGAAGCCGACCTGCCGCGTCTCGACCTCCTGGAGGAACTCGTAGGCTCGCACGGCGTCGGGCTCGAGCTCCTTGCCGCGCTCGACCCACTCCAGCCCCTCCAGGCTCTGCAGGGGCTCACCCAGCAGCTTCTCGGCCAGCAGCCGGTAGGCGTAGGCCGGCGCGGAGGCGGAGAGGTCCCCCGTCTTCGGCGTGATGATGCAGTGGACCTCGCTGGCGGTGACGACGCCGAGGCGCAGCTTGAGCCACTCGGCCGTGCCCTGTTGGACGGTGTGCTCGATCATGAAGCGCCACCCTTGCGTGCTGCGGCCGCCCGCTTCTGGTGCAGCAGGTTGAGCGCCACGGGGAAGACCGCTTGGTCCATGTCGTCGACCGTCGCCACGCCACCGAGGGTGTCGAGGAAGCGGCGCACGTCAGTCCCGGTCTCCTGCAGCAGGCCGACGATCTCGTCCTTCTGCTGGTCGGTGATCAAGCGCTGGCCGCCGGCCTTGCCATCGTCATCCGCCCTCTCGCGGACGATGTTGAAGATACCCTCCAGCGCGTACCGCTTGCCGTAGGAGAAGCCGGAGCCGATGGCCTGCAGCGCGTTCCGGCCTGGCCCGCCATCGGAGATGATGGGGAACTCGTAGGTTTCCGAGTGACCGGCAGCGTGCGACAGCTCCGCCACCACCATGAGTCCGCCCTCCCGCGGCTTCATGCTGAAGGACACGCTCAGCCCGTGCTCCCTCATCAGGGGCCGAAGGACGGCATCGACGTCCTCGAAGGTGGCGAAGGGAATGGAGCCGCGCTTCTGCCGCGTCGTCTTGTCCTCGCCCAGGTCGATCGTGCCGTTCCGCTTGACGCGAGGCGCCTGGGCCTGGACGGCATGCTTGGCCGCGGTGAACTGCATCTTCGCGTCCCGGTCCATGACGCGCTCCTGCATCTGCAGGAGCTTGTCCAGCTTGTCGGCGTCGATCTCCGGCCGCTCCAGCGCCGTGGCGATGAAGTTGAGCATGGACGGCTGCTCGGTCGTTGCCGGCAGCTGGTCCTTCGTGGTGGTCACCTCGCCCATGTCAGACACCCACCACGCCGAGAATGACCGCGGCGAAGAACACCACGCCGAGCAGGGTGGCGCTGCTGAGCAAGGCGAAGATGGCGGCCAGTGTTATCTCGCCCCAGGTCAGGTTGTTCGGCGGGATCATGGAATGCGGTCCCAGATGGCGTAGGCGCAGGCGAGCAGCCAAGCGCCCATCAAGATCTCCGCGACGTTGTTCTTGTACGGCGGCTTGATGGTTCCCCAAGCAAGCCAAGCAAGGGTGATGGACGTCGCCCACATCATGTGCGGCTCCTCCGTGCCAGAACGACGATGAAGACAGCCAGCGCCAAGCCAAACACGGCAGCGGCTGCGGGCTCGGGAACCGGGACGGGCACCTCCGGCGGAGGCTGAACCATGCCGGGCATTGGCGTGCCGTGGCCGATCGGGACGGGCACCTCCAGCCGGGGTCCGCTGAGAAGGGGCGTAAAGCCCACCGGCAACGGCGTCGGCGCGTCGTGCTCGACCCACTCACCGGTGTGCGCGTCGTGCACCCAAACCGCGCCGCCGTAGAACCCACCGAAGCTGCCCGGCGCGCCTGGGTAGTCACCGGGCAAGCCATACACCCAGCCGCCCTCCGGCATAGCGTACAGCCCGGGCGCGGGCGCCGCAGCGACAGGGCCAATGGGCGCACGGGGCAGGGAACCCCACAGGTCGTCGGGGGTCGCATACCCCTTGCCGGTCACCCGGCAGTCGTCGCGCGGGATGTTGCGGCTGACACCGTCGACGCAGCGCAGGCAGCCCCGCACCATGGTCCATGTGCACCCAGTCGTCACAGGGGCCATCCCGTCACGCGAGGCGCGACCCAGCAGAGGATGATGGCCAGGGTGGCGCAGGCAAGGCGCCCGACCTCGGCGCGGGGCTCGACTAGGTCGAAGGCGATGCTGAGGCAGGACATGGCCACAAAGCCCGTCCAGATGACGACGGCCATCACGTGCCTCCTTGGTTCTGCAGGTCGGTGAGGGTGTGGAGGACGGCGCGCATCACGGTCATCTGCCGGTCGGCAGCGGCCTGGCTGAGCATCCCGTTGGAGACGAAGCGGGGGTACGCCCGCTCGCGCTGTGCGATCTCGCGGCGGACCTCCTTCACCTGAGCGGCGAGGTCCGGCAGGGCCTCAGGGAAAAGGTCGCTCATGCGCCCTCTCCCACCAGCCGTTCGGCGCGACGCCGGCGGCGCCCACGGCCGAGCATGTCCAGGCCGCGGTCGCGCTCATCGCGCTCGGCCTGGACCGCCTCGAAGATCGTGCGCTCGCCGGCGGCCCAGTCGCGGAGCTGCTCGGGGGAGGGGAGCGCGGAGGGGAAGCGAGGGGCGGCGTTCAAGACGCCAGCTCCTGCAGCATGTCGACGGTGCCGCGGGCGAGCTCGGCATCGGCGTCGGCCAAGGCGGCGGCGCGCGGCTTGCCCTCGGAGCGGAGCTCGTGGGCGTGGGCGGCACTCAGCGCGGCCTGCTCGGCGGCCAGCGCAGCGAGCCAGACGGCCTGCTCGCGTGACGGCACCGGGCGGACGGGCGCCACGGGCTCCCAGGTGGGGAGAAGGGTGAGCATCAGCCCCGCCTCCCGCCGAGGGCGGCCGGATCCTTCACGCGGTCAGAGATGGGAAGGTACGGCGCACGAGGAGTGGAGGGCGGCGTGCCCAGCTTCGCCAGGGCAGCGTCTCGCGCGGCCTGAGCGCCTGCCATGCCTGACCGCTGCGGAGCGGCCCAGGCGGGCAGGGTGACGATCAGGGCTCCGTCCTCGATGACGTGCGGGGCGACCTCAGCGCGCTTGGCGTCGGAGCTCAGCGCCCAGCTGAAGGCGAGAGAGGCACCCGTGGCCTTCGCGCCCGTGCTGCGGGTCTTCACCTCGCCGCCTGCCGAGAGCCGCAGCTTACCCGTCTCCGGGTCGTGCTGGACGCGCAGCTTGCCGACCTGCGGCCAGCTCAGCTCGGCGAGTAGCGGGCCGCTGATGCCGACCACCATGCTGGAGGAGCCATTCTTGTGGACGCGGCGGCCCACCGTGATGCGAGGGCCAGCGCCGGTGATGCGGCCGCCACGAGCGTTCGGAAGGATGTCGATCCAGGCCATGGCTCAGGCGCCGAGTGCGAAAAAGGCGAAGACGAGCACCAGCACGCAGCCAGCGAACAGCAGGCCGCCCAGTACCGTCTCAAGCGGCGAGGGGAGGTCGTGAGTGTCGGGGCGATCCATTGTGGTTCCCTCGGCCGCGGCGGGATGCCTGCGGAATCCGCTCAGTATCGCTAAGCAAGATCGTGTTGCAAGTGAATTCTGCTAAGCGACGCTGAGCAGACCGGGCACGAAAAACCCCGCCGGCCGAAGCGGGCGGGGTTGGCCAGCGACGATGCTTACTCGGCGCTAACTTGCCGTTTTGCGAGCCTCCGCCGACGCCCGCGACGATCGTTCGTGAAGCACCACCGCCAACCAGCCCAGAGCGGCAGCTGCAAGAGGCGTGACCAGCGCCAGGATGAACAAGGAACTCATTCTGCCACTCCCCTCAAAACCCGCCGCGCTAGAAGGTGAAAGATACCACACGCCGTCAGCCAGGCCGTAAGCAGAAGCACCAGCTCGGCTGTCTCGACCCGGTCATACACGCTGGCGATCCTATATAGGTACCCCGCTAGAGGAGTTGCGACACCCACTGTGAAACAGGCCGTGCTTGCACGATCCAACGCATTGGCCAGCAACTTCGTTTGCTCGAGCCTGACTGACCTTGGCGGGGGATCGACAGCTTCGACCAACGCCTGTCCTGGGTTTGGCCTTAGGAAGAGGATCGTCATGACAGCAACAACCGCCAACCCCATCAGGTAGGTAGCTGCCGCTATGGCGATGCTGATTATGCTAGACCCCCATATTAGGGTATTGACCCCAAGGAACATAGTAAAGGTGACAGCATGTGCCTTGGCCTGACTTTGATAGAACTTCCTATCTAGAGAGCCTCCACTTCGGTGGACAAGGTAGGCCGCTCCGTAGCTTACAATAACGAGCACAATCAGAACGACGCATGTGATGGCTAGATCGACATTACCCATTCAGGGGTGCTCGCAAGTCACGCCCGCGTCTCAAAATATAGGAATGCAACCCTTGATGTTCCCGTTCTGTTTCTGTCAGGCTTACCCCGGCCAGGAATGATTCGCGGAGGTCTAATCAATGAGCGAGGTCGGTTCAGGGACACAGCTAATTGCGTTCCCGCGCCGGCTTCGGACCATCATCGTGACCGTCGACGGCGGTGCCTGCCCCTTTCAGCATCCGCAGAAACAAGTCTCTCTCAGGAGGTCGGAGCCGCCGCCAGTGCGTCACCAGGGTCATCTCCTCGGGGTCTTGCACAATGTGCCCGTGGTAGGCGGCGCCCGGTGCGAAGAAGCTGGCGGCGGAGAGTCCGAACAGGTTGCAGAGGTCTATGAGATTGGCCGGGGAAGGCTTCGTGGAGCCTAGTTCCCACTGGGCGATGGCACCCGCGCTGAGCCCAAGAGCCTTGGCTAGGGCTCGCTGAGTCCAGCCCTTCTTGGTCCGCTCGCTGCGGATCAGATCGCTTAGCTCCATACCGCGAACGTGCCAGGACTGACGCTCACTCACACTGAGCAAAGTTCTTGCGCTGTCCTGCTCAGGGACGCTAAGCATAGATCATGACTGGAATGGCCCTTCTTCGATCACGCCGTGGTGCCATGGCTCGGGTGGCGGCTGCCCTCGGCTTGTCTCGTGCTGCGGTGTGCATGTGGAAGGAGGTGCCAGCCCGGCACCTTCCTGCGGTTGTTGAGACTACCGGGATCGCCGCCGCCGCTTTGCGGCCTGACCTCGCGGAGATGTTCAAGCCGGCGCCTGTTTGTGGCGCACCAGAGGTCACGGTCCCCTCGACCGAGGTGGCCGCCTGATGCGCGCGCTGCTGGATCAGAAGGGGCGGCCGACCCGCACTCTGGGGTCGAAACTTCATTCCTCGACGACGGGGCCGGTGGCTCAAAGCGCTTTCAGCAGACCTTCGACACGAACTCGAGCGTGGTCGATGGCTGGGCGATCGATCGGTTGCGCGCTGCCGCGTGTCCGCTCCAGGACAATTAGAAGACCATCCAGCAGGTCCTTCTGCTCCTCGACGGTTAGAACGCCCTTCTTCGTGAGAGACGTGATTAGCCCGCTGAGTAGCACGCTCGCGAGCAACGACTCTCCGAGCGCAACGTCGAGACGCTGCCGCAGCTCGTCGTTGTCCATTCAGCTTCTCCATGCTGGTCTCGGCAATAGCATGGTGAAGGACGGCAGTCGGTGCGGCAACGCGCCGGCCGCCGAGCCGGGGGGCTGACGTGCGCCCCGCCCCCACCCCCNCCTTCTTCCATGGCCTGCAGCTCACCCTCCTGCTCAGTGCGGTGCTTTGGATCATCGTCGGCCTCATCGCCTGGGCGGTGCTGCGGTGAGCCGGGGCAGGGGTCGGCCCCGGACCTTCGACCATGAGGCGGCCTTCGCCCTCTACCGCGCTGACGTGGCTGGGGCAGAGATCGCGCGGCGCGTCGGCGCCTCCCATGCCGCGGTCCGCCTCGCCATCAGCAAGGCTCGCAAGCAGGGCGTCGATCTTGGGCCACGTCGGCCGCGCACCTGGCGCCCTGACACGCCCCGCGGCGTCTATGCGGTGTGCGGTCCGCTTTATCTGAAGTACCGGCGCGCCGGTCTCTCGCGCGCCCAGGCCGTCGAGGCTGTCCAGGCAGCGAAGGGCGAGGGGCTGCAACCCCCCGCCCACACTACGCTGCATCCGTTCAGTGATCGTCACGTCCATGCCCACACCATGGATGGAGACCATTGATGGCCGCCACTGCCGCGCAGGCGGAGTCCTCCCACTACTTGGCGGAGGCCGCCCGCATCGTGCGGGCCTTTGTCAGCGTCCACGGCACCAAGCGTGGCCTGTTCCACGCGGCCGAGGTCATCGGCGCCAAGCCCTCCCGTGCTCGCGAGATGCTCTACGAGCGGGCGCGCCGCATCGAAGCCTACGAGATGGATCGCCTCCGGGAGGCCGAACTGGAAGTCATCCGCCAGCGTCTGGCGGTTCTCGACAACGAAGCAGCGGAAATCCGCGCCCGACTGGAGACGCATCGATGACAGGGAAGACCCCGTCGGAACTTCGCGCCGAGGTGCGCACCCTGCTGGCGTGGGCCGATGAGGTTCGCGCGGTGGCCAAGGAGAAGACGCGCCAGGCCGAGCTGATCCAGTGGTTCGCCCGGCTGCTGACCGAGCAGGCCGAGAAGGCCGAGCAGGAGAAGCTTCGGTGAGCTCTCCGTTCCCGTTCTCCTGCTTCGAGGATCTCGAGCTGGCCCAGCAGCTGCTCGCCAGCGGCAAGAGCGGCCGCGACATCGCCGCCGCCACCGACGCGCCGCTTGCCCAGGTGGCGGAGTGGGTCGTGCGGCAACGCGAGACGGCGTCGTGAGCGGCCTCAAGATGCTGGGCGCCCCCTCGCGCCCGGCTGCGCCAGGAGCCACCCCCTCGGGTACCCCCGCCCAGGCTCCTGGCGCCCCCTTCACCGTCGTGCATCGCAGCGAGACCCGGGCCGTCTTCCTTCGCCCGCTCGCCTGTGAGGTCTGCGGCGACGAGTTCTTCCCGCGCGAGCCCGGGCTGCGCTGCGACTGGTGCCTGCTCGCATGAGCGCCTCAACCCGCCAAAGGAGATCAGCCATGGGCCGTCGGGGTTCCAATGGTATTCGCACGAGCGTGTCCATCGCCGGGGGCGAGGAGATCGACGTCACCGACGCGATGAACCGGGTGGGCGCTAACGCCGACCTACGCCAGTTCCTCGATCGCGCCATCGTCCTGGAGGATCAGCGGCGGGATGCGGCCAAGGGCGTGAAGGACGTGCTCGACGAGGCGCAGGGCGCTGGCTTCGACCGCAAGGCTCTGACGCTCCTCCTGAAGCGCCACTTCGAGGACGATACCCAGCGGGCCGCCCGCAAGGCGACCGAGACGGCACTGGAGCTGATGGAGCGAGCCCTCGGCGACTTCATCACATCCCCTCTGGGCGAGGCCGCGCGCGCCTCGATGCACGCCTGACCATGGATGGCTCTGCGGACATCACCCTGGTGCTGCCGGAGCCGCCGAGCGCGAACCGGCTGTTCCGTGAGATTTCGATTGCCGGCAAGCCCCGGCGGGTCCGCACGTCGGAGTATAACCGCTGGCGAGAGGCAGCCACCGCGGCGGTTGCGCAGCAATCGGCGGCCGACCGCATCGAGGGGACCTATCGCCTACGGCTGACCGTGCCTAAGCAGCGCCAGCGTGACCTCTCCAACAACATCAAGGCGACCGAGGACCTCCTCCAGCTCGCCGGCGTCGTGAAGAACGACCTGGCGTGCGAGCTGATCACCGTGCGCCGCGACCTTTCCCGCGAGCCGGGGCACCTTCTCGTGGAGCTCTGGGCGTCGTGATTCCGCTGCGCGCCGCCAACGACAATCCGGGATGGCCGGCGAGGTGTCCGCGGTGAGCAACCGGCCGCCTGATTTCGAGGCTCTCGCCTCGTCCTACGGCTTCCTCGTTGCCGTTGGGGCGATCGAGCGCGAGGACGGGTGGCGAGGTCTTCGGCGCCTGTGCGTGGCGCGCGGTTACCCGGAGGCCGAGGAGGTCGCTAACACGCAGCTGCGGCTGGACTGCGCCTGGGCCGTCAATGATGCGGCCCTACGGTGGGAGCTGGCGCGGAGCAAGGCGGAGCGCGCCATCCGGAAGGCGGTGGGCGGCCTCATCATGGAGTGGGCCGAGCCCGACGTCATCGTGCGGCGCGCCGATGAAGAGAACCTTGCGCACGGGGCCGATACGCGCCGCGGCCGCACGCCCCCGCTGCTGGGCCATGAGGTGCGCGCGATCATCAACGAGGAGGTGGCCTGGTGGCTGCGCCGCCAGCCCGCGAGGCGCCGCCGCAATGCCCGATGACTTCCTGAGCAGCTACGCGGGGATGCGGGCGAAGATGACTGGCCAGCCAGCGCCTGGCATCCGGGTCGAGCCCGACCCCTTGCCCTTCAGGGTGCGCCCAGCGAGCCTGCGCGATCCCGCCTCTATCCCGCCTCGGCAGTGGATATACGGGAAGATCCTGGCGAAGGGCGTCATCACAGTGACCGTCGCGCCCGGCGGCGTCGGTAAGACCTCATGGGCTTTCGGGGTCGGATGCTCCATTGCGCGCGGGCGCGGCACGATCGGCGACTGGGTCCACGTTCGGTCCCCGGTGATCTACTGCAACCTCGAGGATCCCGAAGACGAGTTCGACCGGCGCATCGCCGCCTTCTGTCTCCACCACGGCGTGAACATTGATCGGGAACTGCGCGGCTGGGTGCACGCTGCCCATGGCCGGGAGCGGCGGCTGGTTCTGGCCTCTCTCGACGTTGACGGGGTCACGATTGTCTATCCGGACAAGCAGGCTGTGATCGAGGAGGTCCGCCGGACTGGCGCTGGCCTCATCGTGGTCGACCCCTTCGTCAACAGCCACGAGCTGGAAGAGAACAGCAACCCTCACATCAACGCTGCGGCCCGGGCCTGGGCCGAGATCGCTAACGAGGCGGGGTGCGCCGTTCTCCTGATTCATCACACCCGCAAGGGCGCCGTGGCCGGGGACATCGAGAGCGCCCGTGGCGCAGTCGCTCTGACCAGCGCCGCCCGAGCTGCCTTTACGCTGACGGCTATGACGCCGGATGAGGCCTCCGGCTTCGGCATCCCGGAGGGCCAGCGTCGGCGGTACGTCCGACTGGACGAGGGGCGCGCCAGCATCGCTCCACCGTCTGAGAAAGCCCGCTGGTTCGAGCTCGCCAACGTCAACCTAGGGAACGGCACTCCGGAATACCCCGAGGGTGACGACGTCCAGGCGCTGGCGGCATGGGAGCCTCCCGCCCTCCTGAAGGACCTCTCACCCCAGGACTGCAATGCTGTGCTGGACCTGATCGCGGAGGGGCCTGGCCGGGGCCAGCAGTTCACGGCCAGCAAGGCCGGTGGTGCGGTTGATGCGGGGCGGTGGGCTGGCTGCGTTCTCATGCGCCAGCACGGGATGACCGAGGAGCAGGCCACCAAGGTCATCAAGGCTTGGACGTCCAACCGGCTGCTCGAGACCGACACCTACAAGGATCCGATCCAGCGCAAGAGCCTGTCCTGTGTGGTCGTGAATGACGCGAAGAGGCCGACATTATGAAGTCGGAACGGCGCGCCGAACGGCGCACGAACGGCGCACTTGAGGCCACCGAGGGGCGGCTTGCGCCGTTGCGCCGTTCCTCCGGCCCTTTAGGGCCGGGGGGAACGGCGAAACTCAACGGCGCAGCCTGCCGCCCCGAGGGGAGAACGGCGCGGAGATCGGCGCACGAACGGCGCATTTTGAGGGTGGAATGATGGACCTCTCCCGCATCGCTCGCATCGCCGAGCTGCTCGAGCAGGGTGCCATCGTACAGCCCTTCGGAACCGGCGGCCGCGTTGCTCTCATCATCGATGGGCGCATTGAGGCCACCACCGAGAAGGCGACTGTGACCGAGGCCCGCAAAATGAGGCAGGGCGACCTGGAGCAGGGCGCATGACAGGCTGGGTCATCCATGTCACCCGGCCCTCGAAGGACGGGCCCGTCGCGAGCACCACCTCCCTCATCACCTCCCAGGAGGAGCTGGAGGCCAGCCTGAAGGCTTTCCGAGACTGGCCGGTCATGGGGCTGCTGCGGGTGGCTGGCGTGTCGCGTGTGACGCTGCGTAGGAGCGCTTGATGGCCCGCATCCGCTCTGGCCCCTTCCCCCCGACCCGCGCACAGCTTCTTGACGCGGCTCGGCGCGAGGCGCTAAAGCTCGCCGTCGACAGCCACTCGGGTGCAGATATGCACCTCGAGTGCGGTAGCCATAGTGGCCCCCGCTGGTTCTGCCTTCAGAGCCACCTCGGTGCGGAGCGCCTAGCCGCCCGCGAAGCCCGCGAGCAGAACTTCACCATCTTCGTCCCCTCAGGGATCTTCTACCGCGGACGTCGCTTCGTGGCCGCGCCTCTGGTGCCGCGCTACCTCTTCGCCGCCTTCGACCCCGAGACCGCCCCTTGGCGGCGCCTGATGCACACCAGGGGCGTGCACCGCCTCTTCCTGAACGGTGATCGGCCGGCACCAGCTCGGCGGGGTACGGTCGAGAAGATCCTGGACCATGTCGAGGCGGCCCTCGCACCAACGACCGGGCCGGTCGCTGAGTACTCGTCGGGCGATAAGGTTCAGATCCAGCGCGGCCCCTACGCCGGCTTCACGCCCTACGTGCAGTGGGCTGACGCTGCGAAGGTAGGCCTCCGCTTGCGGATGTTCGGTCGCGAGGTGGATGTCGAGATGCTGAGCGAAGACGTGCGCCTGGTGGCGCCATGATCCAGGTCTCAGCCATCGCCGACGTTGCCTCGGCACGCCGCATGCTCGGTGATGCCGTCAAGCAGCTGCCTTTCGTGACCGCGCTGGCCCTGACCACCGTGGTCAAGAGGGCGCAGCTTGCGGAGCAGGCGGCGCTGCCTTCCGTCTTCGACAAGCCCACGCCGTTCACCGCCCGTGGCATTGCGGTCCAACCAGCCACCAAGGCCGAGCCAACCGCAGCCGTCTTCGTTCGTCCCATCCAGGCCGGCTACCTCGCCATCGAGGAGACCGGTGGTGTCCGCAAGCCGGCCAAGCGCGCCATCGTCATGCCCGTCGGCGCCGCGAAGAACGTCTACGGCAATCTGCCGCGCAACGCGCTGTCGCGCATGAAGGGCCGCAAGGACGTCTTAGTTGGGCAGATCGGCGGGGTAGGGGGCATCTGGCAACGTCCAGCCAGACCGAAAGGCCGGCAGGGCGCTAGGGTGGCTCCCAAGCTGCTCATCGGCTTTGAGGATCAGACCAAGTACGAGCCGCGCTTCGGCTTCCGCGCCCGGGCGGTGCAGGTCATCAAAGCCAATCTGGCGCCAGCCTTCCGCGAGGCGGTTACCAAAGCGCTCGCGACCGCCCGAAGGTAGCTCGCCGCAATGCAGCGAAGGTACGTGTTGCCGATATGCAGCATTGTGCAGTGCAGCGAACGTTCATGGGTCCTTCCTGCCAAACCGAGCTTCCGCGGGTATTTCGCGCCGCGGCTGTCGATAGCGTCCGATTTTAAAAGCCCTGGACAACAACATTGAGGTGACCGATGAGCGCCGCGCTCGCGGCTGAGGCGCCGAAGCGCCAGCGCCGTTCGTCGCCGCCTCAGCTGCCCCCCGCAGAGCCGCAGCCGCGGATCTTGAACAAGCGGGACCTCTGCCGCGAGGCCGGCATTTCGCGCACCACGTTGGATGAGCGGATTGCGCGAGACCCGCACTTTCCGGTGCTGCGCCGCGGCGACGGTAACGGCGACAGCTGGGAGTTCGACGCCGAGGCGGCACTGGCCCGCTTGGCAGATGACCTGCCGCGGCCGGACGGCGAGCTATCGCCGAATCAGAAGTTCATGGCCCTGCGTGTCCTGCGCATGGAGCGTGACATGGCCGCCGAAGCTGGGGGCCTCCTGGTTGCCGCTGAGATGCGCGTAGCCTTGGCACGTGGTCTCACAGGTCTGCGACGGGGGCTGACCGGCCCTCTGGTTGCGAAGGCAGGCGAGACGCTAGGCCTGACGCGGGACCAGCAGCGCACCCTGCGCGCCCTTATCGAGGATGAGCTCCGAGCCTTCGTCGCCGGCCTGGCGCAGACGGGGCTTCCCGACGCTGATGAATGACCCAGGGCCTTTCGCGGACTCAACCGCGCTGGTGCTGGACGCGTTCTCGGCGCTGATCCCACCGGAGCGCCTGGCTCTCTCCGACTATGCGGCTCGCAACCGCATGCTGACGGACGGGATTGGGGAGGAGGCCAGGCCCTTCGACCTATCCCGGGTGCCCTACCTCCAGGGGCCGTCCGACGCGCTGACCTCTGGCGAGTACACGACGGTGGTCATCCCGGGCCCCGGCCAGTGCGCCAAGACGACGGTGGCCGAGAACTGGCTGCAGCTGACGGTCGAGGCCGATCCGGCCAGCTTTCTCTGGTACATGCAGACGAAGCCGGGGGTTGAGGCGTACGTCAAGAAGCGCATCGAGCCCATGATTAGGGCGCATCCGCGGATGGCCGGCCGCATCGGATCCGACGCTTCTGACGACAGCTTGGCCTTCAAGAATTTTGGGGTGATGCAGGCCGAGTTCCTGTCCTTCGGCAAGAACACGCTCATCAACAAGAATGCCCCGCGGATTGTGGCTGACGAGGTCGATAACTACGACCTCTCCGAGCTGGGCGAGGCGAAGCCGGTGCTGGACATTCGGCGTCAGGTCTTCGGCGAAGACAGCTGCCTGCTGATGATGTCGCACCCCGACTTGGCGGTGGGCATGTCCCCGGCCGGCTGGAAGCGCGGCATCATGGCCGTTTACGCGGACAGCACCCGCGGCACCTGGTGGTGGCCTTGCCCGCGCTGCGGCGCGCACAGTAGCCCCAACCCGGGGGCGTCGCGGTTCATGGCGCTGGACTACCCAACCGACGCGCCCTTGGACGAGGTGCAGGACGCGACCCGGCTGGCCTGCCCCACCTGCGGGGGTCTGATCGAGGACCGCGAGCGCCGGGCCATGAACGCGGCCGGCCGGTGGGTAGGACTCGGCGAGGACATCGATGAGGACGGCCGGGTGACCGGTACGCCGCGCCGCCACTCCACCTATGGCGCGTGGATCGTGGGGGTCATGAGCCCCTTCATCCTGGGCGGCATCGGAGGCCTCGCCCGCGCGCGGGTTTCGGCCGAGCGCGAGATGGAGCGGCTCGGCGACGAGAAGACGCTCCGGCAGGTTGTGGTGAAGCAGTGGGGCTTCCCCTTCGTACCGACCCGCCGAGTGGGAAGCGTCGACGCGGCCACGGTGGCCGACCGGGCGGAGGCGGGCCTCACGTTGAACCAGGTGCCGGACGGGGTGCGCTTCATCACCGCTTGGGCCGACGTGCAGGCTAACCGCTTCGAGTTAATCCGCCGCGGCTGGGGCGTTGCCGGCGAGAGTTGGGTGCTCGGGACGGAGCGCATGACCGCCGAGACCGCGACGGACCCAGCGAGCTGGGATGCGCTGCTGGAGGCGCTCCGCCGTCCGCTTCCCCTGGCTGACGGCTCTGGCCGCTTCATGCGGCCCCGAGCAGTAGGCATGGACCTGGGCGGCTCGGCCGGCGTTACGTCGCGGGCCTACGAGGCCTGGATGCGGTGGCGCGCGGCCGGCAAAGTGCGGCTGCTAGGGAAGGCGGACGGCCGGGACGCCTGGGATGTTCTGCCGACGCAGGGTGCGCCGGGGAGGAACGCGGCCCGGCTTCAGGTGGTCTATCCAGAGGACGTGCGGAAGGATCGGAAAGCGAGCGGGGTAGCCCGCGGGCAGGTGCCGGTCGCTCGCTTCAACCCGAACCTGTTCAAGGACGACTTGGCCGCGCAGCTGGAGCGGGCTGAGCCGGGTGCTTGGTTCGTCCACTTCCCAGACGGCCTGAAGGATCAGGCCGGCCCGCCGCACAGCTGGTTCGAGCAGCTTGTTGCCGAACGTCGAAAGCCGACGGGTGCCTGGCAGAAGGCAGCCGCAGGCGCGCGCAACGAGGCGGGCGACACGATGGTCGGCTCCCATGTCCTGGCGCGCCTGCATGGCATGGGTCGTATTGACTGGGATCATCCGCCCGGCTGGGCAGCGCCTTGGGACACTAACGCTCTCGTCGGACTGCCGGGCGAGGTGACAGTCGCCGGGATGCCGACGGCGCCCCGGGCTGTGCCGGCGCCGACAAAGCCGTCACCGAGGCCGGGCTACTTCAATCGGCCGGACAAGGGCTTCTTCAGGAGATAGGCCATGCCGCGCACCGTGCAGGAGATCGAAGCGGACCTGGCTCGGGTCCGCGCCCGCATGGTCAGCGGCGTGTCTCTCGTCAGCGCGGGCGACATGACTACCCGCTGGGACAATACGAACGATCCGAAGACCCTGGCCGCGCTGGAGGCGGAGCTCGGCGCACTGCAGGGAGCTCCGGCCGTGACCCGCATGTTCTTCACCCGCGTCGGCATGCGCCGCCTCTGAGTCCCGGTCGATGAACTGGCTTGACCGCGTGGTGTCGGCTGTCTCGCCCCAACGCGGACTGGAGCGCGTGCGCGCCCGAGCGCTGACCGAGCGGGTGGTGCGGGCCTACGCGGCGGGGCAGCCAGCGCCCCGAGGGAAGGACTGGATGGCCTCGGCGCGTGGGCCGAATGCTGAGGTCGGACCTGCCCTCCGGTACCTGCGGCGCCGCTCGCGGGAGGTCATTCGCGACGGCTCCTATGGAGCTCGGGCAGTTCAGATCCGGGTAGCCCATGAGATAGGCTACGGTATTTCGCCGCGAAGCAAGACTGGCGACCTGGAGCTCGACGCCAAGGTCCTCGCGCTTTGGGAGCGTTGGGGCACGAAGGCGGACCTGCATGGGCGCTTGGACATTTACGGCCTTCAGGCACTAGCCGCGCGCACCCGGGTGGAAGCCGGAGAGGCACTCATCCGCATGGTCCGGATGCCCCCCAATCGGGCGCGGCAAGACGGCCTGGCTGTGCCGCTACAGCTGGAGATCATCGAGCCTGACCTGCTGGACGACGTGGCTCCGATCTTCGCCCCGGCAACGCCAGAGCCGGGTCGGGTGGTGGATGGTGTTGTCTTCGACGCCCAGGGACGCCGCACGGGTTACCGCCTGCTCCGGCAGCATCCCGGGGAAACCGGTTTCGCGTACTACACGGCGGTCGGACCACGCTTCGACACGGTGCCAGTGGCGGAGATGATCCACCTGGTACGCGCCCATGCCCAGCGCCCCGGCCAGGTCCGCGGTGTGCCAGATGCGGCAACCATCCTGTTGCGGCTTCGACGACTGGAGGAATTCGAGGAGGCCACGCTCGAGCAGGCCAAGGTGCAGGCGCTACTCGGTGTTTTCACAACGACGGCGAACCCGATGGAAATGGATATCGGATCAGAGGCCCCGCCAACGGATGTGGCGGACCGTGCTATTCCGGCCGATCTCTGGCCTGGCATGGTCGCAAACCTGCCGATCGGCAGCGACGTCAAGTTCCTGCAGCCCTCTGGCCCGGGTCCTTTCGAGCCCTTCGCCCTGCACGAGCTGATGGCGATCGCAAGCGGCTTCCGCGTCACCTACGACCAGCTCACCGGTGACCTCCGGCAGGCGAACTACAGCAGCCTTCGGGCTGGGAAGATCGAGTTCCGCAAGGACGTCGAGCAGGACCAGTGGCTCATGCACATCCCGATGATGTGCCAGCCGATTTGGGAAGCCTTCATCCAGGCGGCTATCCTGTTCGGTGCGTTGCCTGAGCGGGCAGGGGGATATCCGGTCGAGTGGGCGCCACCGCGTGCCGAGATGGTGGACCCGACGCGCGAGATCCCCGCGCTCGTAGCCTCCGTCCGGTCCGGCCTCGAGACCTGGCAGCAGGCGGTGACGTCCATGGGGTACGACCCGCGGCGCCAGGCCGAGGAGATCGCCGCGGCAAACAAGCTGCATGACGATCTCGGGATCATCCTCGACAGCGATCCGCGCCGGATCACCAACAGCGGCGGTGCGCAGAGCCCGCAGCAGAACGCAGCCGTGGAGATCGCCGCAACTGGCGCTGCGATCCCTCGTCCCGGAGAGATACCGTCCGATGCCCAAGATTAGTCCGGCCGCCTCGGTCGCCGCCTACCTCCGCAAGCACGGTTCTGAGGACGCGGCCACGGCCATCGTTGCGGTCTCGCCGCTCTCCGAGCGGGCAATGGCGCCGAAGTTCCGAGCCGCCGATGATGGCCCCGTCGAGGTCCTCATCATGGGCGAGATCGGCTGGGAGGTGACCGCTCAGGGGGTGCTGGACGTGCTGAACGCCGCCGGCGAGCGCGACTTGGTCATCCGCATCTCTTCTCCCGGCGGCAGCGCCTTCGAGGGCTTCGCCATCTTCAACCTGCTGGCTCGCTATCCGGGCCTCAAGCAGGTGGTGGTGGAGAGTGTGGCGGCCTCGTCCGCCTCCTTCATCGCCATGGCAGGGGACGAGGTCTTTATGGCCCCGGCTTCCTTCATGATGATCCACAACAGCGCTGGCATGACCATGGGCGACAAGCAGGCCCACGCGGCGACGATTGCCATCCTGGAAAAGATCGACGCCACGATGGCCGGCCTCTACGCGGCCCGCACCGGCAAGACGTCGGACGAGGTGCTGACGCTCATGTCGGCGGAGACCTGGATGACCGCGGAGGAGGCGGTGACCGAGGGGTTTGCCGATCGCGTCGAAGCAGCGGCCTCACCCGCGCCATCCGCGGATCCCGCGCCGGAAAACCCGGACGAGGGAGGCGATCCGCTCCCGGATGCTTCCGCACGGATCACCCCCCGCGCCCGAGTGCTCCTCAACTCCTTCGCCCACGCCCCGGCCGCCGTTCGCGCAATGGCCAGTGCGGCTCCCCAGTCCACCCCCACCACCCCTTCCACCCAGCCGGCCGCGCCGGCTCCCCAGCAGGAGACCACCATGTCGGGCACCGCCACGACCACCGCGCCGGGCGGTACGACCCCCGCGCCCGCCGTTGTCACCGGCCCCCAGCCGGCCACCCTCGAGCAGCTGCAGGGCATTGCAGCTCGCGCAAAGCTCGGCTCCGATTGGGTCGTTGCTCAGTTGGTCGCCAAGGCGACCGAGGCCACTGCCCGTGACGCCGCCCTGGACGCTCTGGCAGGGCAGCAGGCGCAGCGCCCCGGGATCGTCGGCGTGCCGACGGCTTCCAGTGCCGACACCGACCGCGCCAGTGTGGCTGCCATCGCGAAGCGCGGCGGCGTGAAGAAGCCCGAGATCATCGCCGCAGCCGGTCCGATGGCTGGGTTGAGCCTGCAGGACATGGCGGCCGACTTCTACGAGGCCCGCACCGGCAAGCGCGCCCGCTTGCCGACCGCCCAGCTCTACCGCGAGGTCTTCGCCTCCGGTACCGTGGGCATGCAGACCAGCGGCGACTTCGGCGTGCTGCTCGGGCAGTCGATCGAGGCCATTGTCATCGACAACGCCCAGCGCGTGTCCCAGGAGTGGCGCAAGATAGGCCGCGTCTACTCCTTCGACAACTTCCGCCAGCGTGATGTTGCCGGCGCCTTCGATGCTCCGGACCTGGAGGAGGTGCTGGAGCACGAGGAGATCCGCTACGGCGCGATCCAGCGTGCGCTCGGCCGCCTCGGCCTGAAGACCTTTGCGAAGGGCTTCGCCTTCTCGCGGCAGGCGATCATCAACAACGACCTGACGCAGTTCACCGCGGACGGTGCGACCTACGGCGCCATGGCGGCGCGCAGCCTGTCCGCCCGCGTGTGGCGCGTCTTCCAGCTGGGCACCACCTCGGCCTACAACATGACGGACGGGCAGCCCTTCCTCAGCGCTGCCCACAACAACCTTGCCGCCTCCGGCAGCGCCATCACCGAGGCGAGCCTGATTGCCGCAGCGAATGCCCTGGCCAGCCAGGCGGCCGTTGCCGGCAAGCCTCTCGGCCTCGCTGCGCGCTACCTGGTGGTGGGCACGGGGCGCCGCTTCGAAGCGCAGAAGCTGATGGCGAGCCTCAAGCTCGCCGACAACACTGACAACGTCTTCAACGGCGCCTACGAGATCGTCTACGAGCCCAGCTTCCCGGAGAACGCCTGGGCGCTGATGGCAGATCCCGACGTCCACCCGATCATTGCTGTCTCGGTGCTGAACGGTCGCGAGGACCCCGAAGTGGTCACTGAGGCCAGCTTCGACACCTTCGGTTTGAAGGTGCGGGTGAGCCTCGACTACGAGGCAGCGCCGATCGACTGGAACGGCGTCTACTACAATCCTGGCCCGGCTTAGTCGGCCTCCGCACCCCCTGAAACCCTAATGACGGTAGCGGCGCCCTGGCGGGCCCGCGCCGTGGAGACATGTCATGCAGAACTTCGTTCAGGTGGGCGAGCAGCTGCGGTTTACCGCGGCCGCCGACCTCGCCTCCGGTGCCGGCGTGGTGCTGGGCTCCCTCTTCGGCGTCAACACCTATGCGGTGGCAGCCGGCCAGGATGGTGTTGCTCGGATCGAGGGCGTGGTGCGGCTGCCGAAGGCCGCCGGCGCCGTTACCCAGTTCGCCAAGGTCTACTGGGATGACACGGCGAAGAACGTGACGACCACGGCGACCGCCAATCGCCTGATCGGTGCCGCCACCCGCGCCGAAATTGCTGGAGCGACGACGGTCGAAGTTCGGCTCGACGGCAAGGCGGTCTGAGCCACCGCGTCTGACCAGTTCAGCATCATGTTGGACGCGGTCTTCGCAGCCTTTCCGGCGAGCTACACCTACTTCTCTCCGGACGGGATGGTCGTGCTCGCCGATCAGTCCGGAGCAATGCTGCGCTCGCCAATCGCCCTCGGCCCCGACGCCGAAGACACTGGCGGTATAGGCCAGTTTCGTAGCGTCCTACGCCTTCGGACGGCCGATTTTCCCGATGGCACCGAGCCCGAGCAGGGTGCCTACGTGGTGGTGGAGGGTGAGCGCAGCATGATCACCGATGTGCTAACCGACCCCCGCGGCTGGTCGGACTGCCCGCTTGCGCTGGCTCCGGAATGAGTGGCGCCGTCGGACCCGGGTGGCGCGCAGACGTCCGCAATCAGGTTGCGGCTATCCTCAAGAGCCGAGTGCCCCTCGTCGAAGGTCGAGTGCATCGCGCCCGGGTGTGGCCGGTAACGAGTAAGCCGGCCCTCCTCATCTACGGCTATGCCGAGCGCAAAGAGGCGACCACGCAGGGCGGCTACCAGCACCAATTCCGGGTCACCTCTTCACTCGTCATACGGGTGCTGACAGAGGGACCGCTGAGCGGCGATGCCGAGATCCTTTGTGAGGACCTCTGCGGCCAGGTGGAGCGGGCCATTCTCCGCGCGCCGGAGCTCTTCTCGCCGCAGGACGGCGTCCTCCAGCGGTGTGCCGGCGTCACCACTCAGCTCTCAGCCGAGCAGAAGGAGCGGGCGACTGAGGTGGAGGCCACGATCGAATTTCAGCTCGTGTGGGAGGAGGTCTTCACCATGGCCGAACCCGACACCTCCGAGTGCGCCACCGTCTCGGTTGGCATGACCGACCCTACCCTTCCGTCCGCCTAGGAGCCCGACATGCACGTGAAGCCTGCCCGGGGGATGCAGATCCCGGACCCGGAGCTGCGCGACTACCTCCCGAAGGAAGGTCGCAAGGTGACCCCGTCCGAATACTGGACGCGCCGGATCTCCGAAGGAGACGTCAAGGAGATCAGCCCGCCGGAAGAGCCCGCGCCCGAGGCCGCCGGCCCGCAGGCCGATGCCGGCTCCGTCCCCACCACCGCGCCGCGCGGTACCGCCCGGTCCAAGGAGTAAGCGCCCGTGGTCGCCTTCAACGAGATCCCCGGCGGTGGCGCCCTCCGCACCCCGCTCTTCTTCGCGGAGCTGGACGCCACCGGCGCCAACCGCGGTGGCCGCCTGCCGAAGGCGCTGATCATCGGCCAGCAGCTCCCGAGCGGCTCGCTTGCCGCCGGCGTGCCGGCGCTCTGCCAGGGGACGGGCTGGGTCAAGTCCATGGCGGGGCAGGGCTCCATGCTCGCCCTCATGGCGTCCCAGTACCGCGCCCGCGACGACTTCGGTCCGCTCTACCTGCTCCCGCTCGGCGACGACGGCGCTGGCGTCGCCGCGACTGGCACCATCGCGGTGACCGCCGCGCCGACCGCGGCCGGCACTTTCGTACGCAAGATCGCCGGCCAGCGCGTGGCGGTGGCGGTCTCCGCCTCCCAGACGGCGGCCCAGGTCGCCACCGCCATCGGCGCGGCCGTCAACGCCCTCCCGGATCTCCCGGTGACGGCGACTGTCAGCACGACCACGGTAACCCTCACCGCCCGGAACAAGGGGCTCGGCGGCAACGACATCATCGTCGCCGTCACCGATGACGCGGCGCCGGCGGGGCTCGCGGTCACGGTGACGCAGCCCAGCGGTGGCACCGGCAACCCGGTCACCGCGCTCACCAACGCGCTGGCGACCCTCGGCGACACCGACTTCGACTTCATCGCCATGCCCTACACGGACACGGCGAGCCTGGACGCGCTCCGCGCGCACCTGTCGACGCGCTGGTCCTGGTCGAAGATGCTCTACGGCGGTGCTTTCGCAGGCGTCCGGGGCACCCTCGGCGCCGTCACCACCGTCGGCGCGGTGCGGAACGACCCGCACGTCTGCCTCGTGGGCTTCGACAGCGCCCCCGAGCCGGCCTGGCTCTGGGCGGCGGACGTCACCGCGGCCGCGGCGGTCAGCCTCCGCGCCGACCCGGGCCTGCCCCTGCAGACGGTGGCGCTCAACGTCCAGCCGCCGCCGCTCGAGAAGCGGTGGGGCCTCGGCGACCGCAACGCACTGCTCTTCTCGGGCATCGCCACCTTCACCACCGACGCGGACGGCACCTGCCGGATCGAGCGCCTGATCACGACCTATCAGCGCAACGCCTACGGACAGCCGGACGACAGCCTGCTGGACGTCGAGCGCCTCTACCAAGTGGCGGACATCCTCCGGCAGCAGCGGAGCTTCATCGAGACGACGTACCCCCGCATGAAGCTCGCCGACGATGGGACCAACGCCCGGCCGGGGAACCGCATCGTCACCCCCAGCATGATCAAGCGGGCCCTGATCGCCCACTACAAGGGCATGGAGCGGGACGGGAAGGTGCAGAACAGCGCGGCCTTCGCCGCGGCGCTGGTGGTGGAGCGGGCCAGCGGCAACCGCTGCCGCGTGGATGGCATCGCGCCGATAGTGCCCGTTGACCAGCTCCGCCAGGTGGCAATCCAGGCGCAGCTTCGAGACGCCGTCGGCGTCGCCGGCGCGCGGTAAGGGAGACCAGAGATGTCCGACACCACGCGCCGCATTGCCGGCGGTGGCTACGCCACGGTCGATGGGCTCGCCATGCCGCTCGTCGGCAACCCGAAGTACCGGGCGGCCACCGTCACCCGCGAGAGCCTCACGGGCATGGACAGCGTCCATGGCTACAGCGAGAAGCCGCAGCCCGGCATGATCGGCTTCCAGTGCCGCGACATGCTGGGGGTGGGCATCACGGCCATGCAGGACTGGACGAACGTCACCGTCGAGCTCCGGCTGAACAACGGCAAGACGGTCACCGGCACCGGCATGTGGCTGACCACCGCCGTCGAGGTAAATTCTGCGGACGCCACCTTCGACCTCGCCTTCGAGGGCGACAACGTGGTGGTGGAGGAGTAGCCCGTGAGCGACGACACCGAGGAGGCCGCCTTTCCGGCGACCCTCACCATCACCCTGGATCCGCCGGTGCACTTCAGCGGCAAGGACTACACGGAGGTCACCCTCCGCGAGCCCTCGACGCAGCAGTTCGCCGATGCCCAGGATCTGGGCGGCATCCGCAGCGTCCAGCATCTGGTGCACGTCGTCGGCGGCGTGCCGAAGGCGGTGGCGGCGCTGATCCCGATCTCCAAGACGATGCAGGCGGACGCCTTCTTCGCCCATTTCACGCGGCCCGCCCCAGCAACCTCGAGGCGCTGATCGCCGACCTAACGGCGTTCTTCCCCGGCTGGGGGCCGGAGGCGGGGTGGAACATGACCGCCACCCGGCTCCGGTGGTGGGCAGCGCAGGCGGTCCGGATCAGGGAGGCACGCGGTGGCTGAGAACGTCGGCGTGCTCTCCGTCACCGTCACCGCGGTGGACAAGGCTACCGCCACCATCAACGCCGTGCGGGACCGGGTTGGCACCGTCGCCGAGCCCGCCCGCCAGCTCACCGCCGCCTTCGGGCGGCTGAGCGAGGCTTCCGGCCTTGCCCGCGTCAACTCGGGCCTCGCCACGGCCTCCGGGCACGCCACGTCCTTCGCCAAGTCGCTCGCCTTCGCCGCGGTGCCGCTCGCCGGTGGCGGCATCATCGCGGGGGCGACGAGCTCGGCCACGTCCTTCATCAACACGGGCCGGCAGCTGCTGTCAGGCGCGCGAGCCCTCGAGATGAGCGTGCCGCAGCTCCACGCCTTCCAGAACGGCGCGCGCCTGGCCGGGATCGGGGCGGAGGACGCCACCGAAGGCCTGAAGTCCTTCAACGACATCCTCTACGACGCCGCCGGCGGACGAAACGCCGAGGCCATGGCGGCCTCTCAGCTGCCTCGCCTGGGCTTCGCGCTGCGCGACGCCTCGGGCCGCGCGCGGACCGCCGGCGACGCCCTCGGCGACGTGGCGGACAGCATCGCCCGCCTGAACAACGCGCCGCGCGAACAGGCGCAGCTCGCCCGCGTCTACGGGGTCGAGGCGCTGCTGCCGCTGCTGCGGCGCGGCCGCGCCGGCGTGGCGGACCTGCTCACCGAAGGGCGCCGGATGGGCACCCTGACGCAGGAGCAGGCGGAACAGGCCAAGCGCCTCGAGCGCCAGTGGGACAGCATGCGGTTTGTGGGCGACCGGCTGGCGCTGACCATCGGGGGCGCCCTGGCTCCGGCGATGGAGCGCGGCGCCACGCGGGCGTTGACCTGGGCACAGGCGAATGAGGGCACGATCTCGACGGCGCTGGTCGGGCGCCTTGAGCAGGCCGGCCGCGGCACCTGGACGTTCGTTTCCTCGATCGACAAGGCGGTGAGCTCGACGATCGGATGGGAGACTGCTACCACGGCGCTGGAGGCGGCGCTGGGGCTGAGGCTCCTCAAGACGCTGACTGGCATCAACGCCGCCACGGCCATTCTAGGCGCGTCCAGCCTTCCTGCCTGGGCGCTGCGGTTGCTCGGCCTCGGAGGAGCAGCGGTCGGTGCGCAGATGGCAATCAGCCAACTTGCGGCGCAGCGAGACCAGACCGGCGAGCGCCAGAGGGAGCAGGAGCGGAACTTCGCCGAACGGGCGAGGCTCGGCGGTTACTACGGCGATGGCGGCTCGAATGAGCTCTACTCGTTGACCCAGCGGCTTCAGATGGGCCTCGGAACGATGAACCGTCCGGGGCCGGGGGGATTCGGCTCTGGGTCTCAGCGGCGTGGGGCTCAGGACGAGTCCTCGGCGGCGTTCCCTACCCGGTCTTTCGGGGCAGACGCGGTCGGCCGCCGCCAGCAGGAAGCCTTCGATTTCTTCCGCTCGAAGGGGTGGAGCGCGGAGGCCTCGGCCGGGATCGTTGCGCGTCTGCACCACGAGTCCGGATTGGATCCACAGGTCCGCGCCGGCGACGGTGGGCGTTCGCACGGCATGCAGCAGATGAACGGGTCGCGGCTCACCGCCTTCAGGGAGCGGCACGGTGGGATGCTGCCCGAGCAGACGGACGCGCGGACACAGTACGAGCACGCACACTGGGAGCTGACACAGGGACCCGAGAGGGCAGCGGGAGACCGTCTGCGGGGCGCTCGCACCGGTGGTGATGCGGGGCACATCGCTTCGAAGGAGTGGGAGCGTCCAGGCGTCACGCTGCAGGCTCAGATGGCTGAGGCTCGCGCCACCCGGGCGACGGCCGAGAACTTCTTCCGGCGCCTTACCCAGGCACCCGCTTCAGCTCCGGCCCCGGCCGCTTCACCCAGTGCGCCGCTCTCTCCCCGATCGCTCCTTGAAGCGATGGGGCCCGGCGCTGTGCGACAAGCTCCCCCGGCGGCGGCATCTCCTCTCGCCAGCCCAGCGCCAGCGGCGGCCCCGCCGGTCGCAAGTCCCTTGGACGGAGCCCAGTCGCAGCGCATGAACGGGAGCGTCGACGTGAACATCCACCTGGCCGGCGCTGGGCGGGACACCAAGGTGCTCGCGCGGAGCGAGGGCATTGCCTCTGTGGCGCCGCCGCGCGTCGAGCGCGCTATGCTGGACTGGGACGGGCCGTGAGCGGTTCCCTAAGCGGCTGGCGAGCCAACCTGCGCCCGGCGTCCTGGCGGGGCGTCGCCTTCCAGGTGCTCGGCAGCGAGGCGCTCTTCGGGCGACGGGTGCACGTGCACGAGTACCCATTCCGGGACCAGCCCTGGGCTGAGGACCTCGGGCGCCGTTCTCGCGCCATGCTGGTGAAGGGCTTCCTGATCGGAGACGACGTCGCGGCCCAGCTCGAGGAGCTGCAGGCGGCCGCCGAAGCCAAGGGGCCGGGCACCCTCGTGCACCCGCTGCGCGGCGAGTTCACGGTCACTCTGCTGAACCTTGCCGCGGCGGATGCCTGGGATGAGGGGCGGATCGTCCGCCTCAGCATGGAGTTCATCGAGACCGGCGCCCGGCGCTTCCCGGGCAGCGTGACGAACGGCGCGGCCGAAGTCGACGGCGTCTGCGAGGCCCTGGACAAGGTGGTCGGTGAAGGCGGCGCGAAGGCGCTCACCGCCACGGTGAGCGAGGGCTATGCCGGGGCGCAGAGCGTGGTCCAGACCGCGCGGAGCTACGTCGCGACGGCTCGCGGGCTGGTCAGCAGCGCGACCGGGGCGCTGCGGAGCGTCTCGGCGGTGGCGGGCATGCTGGGCCTGGGCGACGTCGGCCGCTTCCTCAACGCGACCAGCCGCACCATCAACACCGGCTTCGGCCGTGTGACGTCTCTCACCAGCGGGGTCAACGGGGCCCTCTCGCGCTTCAGCACGGCGCGGTCGCAGGTGACCAGGTTAGGGGATACGGTCGTGAACCTGGCGGGCCGCCTATGAGCACCCCGGCCGAGCTCGTCGCCGCCATGCTCGCGCTGGTCGCGGGGGTAGCGGAGACCGCGGCGGACCCCTCCGACCGGGTGCGGCTGCTCATGGCCCTTGCTGAGGCGCCGATGCCCGCCGGCGGCAACGCGGCGCTGGCGGCAGTCGGGCGGCGGGCCGCCCTGTCGGCGCTGGCGCGGGCGGCCACGGCCTGCCAGCCGCGCTCCTACGACGAGGCCGAGAGCCTACGCACCGACGTCTGCGAGCTGCTGGCGACCGAGGAGATCGTGGCGGCAGATGCGGGCGAGGATGCCGTCGCGACCGCCCTGCGCGCCGTGCGAGGCGCGGTGGACCGGGACCTGCGCCGGCGTGGGGCGAACCTCTCGCCGCTTCGGCCTGTGGAGGTGAAGGCCTTGATGCCCTCCCTGGTGCTTGCGCAGCGCCTCTACGGAGACGCGGGGCGAGAGCCTGAAATCACCCGCATGGCCGGCGACCCGCCGAACCCGATTTTCATGCCTGAGCGGTTTACGGCTTTGGCGAGGTAGGCGTCGAAGCGTCCTTCAAGCTGTCCGACATCCAGCGCGACATGCGCCTGTCCATGATGCGATCCCGCTCTGCAGCCGATTGCTCATCGCCGAGAGACGAGCGCACCGGAGACGATTGAACGGCAGGCTGTGGCTCTGTCTCAGAATGGGAAGACTGCCTCGGCGAGACTTGCACGTTCCGGAGCGCGCGGATGGTGTTTGCGAAGCCATCGGCAGCAATGTGAGCAATTGCAGCAAGCAGGAAGGCTGGAAGCTTGGCGGTGAGCACCAGGCCGATAGCCAGACTGTTACGGGCCAGAGCCAGGGCCGCCACAAGGTCGATGAAGAGCAGTGCGGCCAACAGCGCGAACGCGACGCTCAGTAGACCGAGCCACATAGCAGTCCTCCTCAGGAGCCAGGATGTCCGACACGGCGCCCATCGTGGAGGTCCCGGAGGTGGTCGTCACCCCCTCTAGGCCCGGCGATCTTCCTCTGCCGCCGCCGCCGCCGCCCGGGGACTACCCGGACGACGAGCTGACGCTCGAGGTCGACGGCAAGGTATTCGGGGGTTGGGATACGGTTCAGGTCGCCCGCAGCTGCGAGCAGATGCCCTCCGCCTTCACCATCACCCTGACCGAGCGGTACCCGGGCGAGGCGGCGGAGGTGGTCATCGAGCCGGGCCAGTCCTGCAAGGTGAAGATGGGCCGCGATACCGTCATCACCGGCTACGTGGACCGCTACATCCCCGCCATCGATGCGCGGCGGCACACCGTCACCATCATGGGGCGCTCCCGGTCGCAGGACTTGGTCGACTGCGCGGCCATCTTCGACACCTTCCAGATCAGCGGGCAGACAGTCGGGCAGATCGCCGCGACCCTGGCCGGCAAGTACGGGATCAGCGTCTCCCTGCCGGATGGCGAGGGGCCGGTGGTACCGCAGCTGAACCTGCAACTCGGCGAGACGAGCTGGGACGTTATCGAGCGCCTCTGCCGCTTCGCGAAGTTCCTCTGCTATGACGACGCCGAGGGCAACATCGTGCTCCGCAAGGTCTCCACGGAGCGCCATTCCAGCGGCATTCGGGAGGGCGAGAACCTGCTCTCAGCCTTCCCGGATTACGGCATCGACCAGCGGTTCAGCGAGTATCAGGTCTACCCCCTCAGCGTGCTGCCCCTCATGCAGGCGGAGAACGCCGCCGGCGGCGGGAGCCTCCCTCCGCCGATCGGCGAGGCGAAGGACGAGGGCGTGAAGCGGCTGCGCCGCCGCATCATCATCCTCGAGCACTCGGGCACCGGCTCCATCGAGGACGCGGCGCGGGAGCGGGCGGAGTGGGAGCAGGCGCGGCGCCTCGGGCGCTCCGAGGACGTCACCGTCCTGGTCGACAGCTGGCGCGACAGCGAGGGGCGGCTCTGGGAGCCGAACCGGCTGGCCGCGGTGCACATCCCCACCTGCCAGGTTGAGGAGGAGACCTGGACCATTGGCGACGTGACCTTCAGTCGCGGCGAGGGCGGCACCACGGCGCGGTTGCACCTCATGAACCCCCGGGGCTTCGACCCCCAGTACGATCCGCTCTTCTCCTTCGGGTGGCAGATTCGACAGGCGGCCGAGGAGGGCGGGCGGATCGACGAAGAGCTGGCCCAGCGCCGGTCGGAAACGCAGTGATGAACGCGCGGCAGCTCGCCGGCCGGGTCGGCATGATGATCGGCCTGGGCCGCATCATGGCGACGCGCACCGACCGCGCCACCGGGCGCAGCACCCTGACCGCGCAGGTCAAGCTGCCAGAGACGGGCGAAGTCCGGGACGACACGCCCGTCCTCTCCCTCTACGGCGTCTCCTCCCGGCCGCGCCCCGGCGCCGACGCGGCCGTGCTCTTCCTGGGCGGCAACCGGGCGGCCGGGGTGATCATCGCTACCGACGACGGGCGATTCACCATCGAGCTCGCCGAGGGGGAAGCCGCGATCCACACGCACGACGGGAGCCACGTGCACGTCAAGCTGGGCGGCAAGATTGCGGTTAAGGCGGCGGTGGAGGTGACGATGGACACGCCCGTCCTCCGGGTCACGGGCGACGTAGTCGCCAGTGGCATCAGCCTTGTCCACCACCGCCACGGCGGCGTGCAGAACGGCAGCGGCCAGACGGGGGAGCCGAACGCGTGACGGAGTACAGGTTTTCCGCCGACAGCTACTGTGGGCGTATCGAGCGGCGTGGGGGATTTGCGCCGCTCTGGCACGGCTACGCCACCTTCATCGGCATTCCGGCTGCTGCCCTCACGCTCATCTGGTGGGCCCTCTCGTGACCACCGTCGCGATCGCCTGGGACAACCAGACCGGACGCGGCGACTGGGCACGGGACGCCGCCGGGCAGCTCGCCCCGGGCGACGACCTCGAGACGGCGGTCTGGATGAGCCTCTTCACGGACCGCCGCGCCGGCCCGGACGACGTCGTCACCGACGGCACGGACGACTGCCGGGGCTGGTGGGCGGACGCCTACTCGGAGAAACCGCTGGGCAGCCGCCTGTGGCTGCTGGACCGGGCGAAGCACCTGCCGGAGACCCTGCGCCTGGCCGAGACCTACGCCCGCGAGGCTCTCGCTTGGCTGATCGAGGACGACGTCGCGGCGCGGGTCGACGTCACGGCCGAGTGGGCCGGGCCGACTTTCCTGGTGCTGCGGCCGGTGATCGTCCACCGCGACGGTCGGCGCGCCGATCTCCGCTTCGACTGGGCCTGGCAGGGAGCCTGACCGCATGCCATTCGCGCGCCCGTCCCTTACTGCGCTCATCCAGCAGGTGCTGGCCGACCTTGCCCAGGCGTCCGGCGTCCCGGCGGTTCTCCGGTGGCGGCCGGACTACGCCATGGGCATCGCCATCGCCGGGCTGACGCAGGGCCTCTACGGCTATCTCGACTGGATCGCCCGGCAGGCGGTGCCGGCCACCTCGACGGGCGAGTTCCGGGCAGCCTGGGCAGCCCTGAAGGGCGTCTTCCCGAAGGATGCCACCCTCACCAAAGGCCGCGGGACCTTCCCCGGCGCGCCGGGCGCCCTGCTGCCGGTCGGCTCCGCCGTGAGGCGCGCGGATGGCAGCGCGGCCTACGTCACGACCGCGGACGCCGCTGTCGGCCTGAACGGCTCGGTCACCGTTCCTCTGCAGGCCAGCGCCGCCGGTCCTGCCGGCAACGGCCCGGCTGGCACCGCGCTGCTGCTCAGCCCTGCCGTGCCCGGCGTGACCTCGGCCGGCCTCGCCGAGGGGCCGCTGACGGGCGGCACCGACGCTGAGGACATCGACAGCGACGGCTTCCTAACCCGCATGCTGCTCGCCTACGCAGAGCCGGCGCAGGGCGGCGCCGCGCGCGACTATCTCGACTGGGCCCTCGCCGTACCGGGCGTCACCCGGGCATGGATCCAGCCCAACGGTATGGGCGCTGGCACCGTGATCGTGCGGTTCATGATGGACGAGACGAACCCGGGCGGCTTCCCGGTCGGCAGCAACGGTGTGGCGAGCGACGAACCGCGCGCGGCGCCGGCCACCGGCGACCAGCTCGCCGTCGCCAACGCCATCTTCCCGGACCAGCCGGTCACCGCCCTCGTCTATGCGGTGGTGCCGACGCCCCAGCCCATCGACTTCAGCATCGGCAACCTCTCGCAAGACAGCGCCGCGACGCGGGCGGAGATCCGGACCGCTCTGGCGGCCATGCTGCGGGCCAAAGGGGAGCCGGACGGCACGATCTTCCCCTCCGACACCAGCGGCGCGGTCGACGCCGTATTCGGGGTCTCCCGCTTCACCATCCTCGCGCCGACCGGTCCGGTGGAGATCGGCACCGGTTCCCTGCCGGTGCTGGGTACGGTGACCTTCGTCTCATGAGGCTGACCAGCCGCAGCGTCGCGGCCTACGCCACCGCCATCCTCTCGCTCTTGCCGCGCGGGCGCATCTGGCCGCATCAGCTGACCAGCAGCATGGCCATGACGGCCAGGGGCGTTGCGCCCACGGCTCAGCGCCTTGATGCGCGAGCGGTCGCTCTCCTGGCGGACGCCTTCCCGCCCCAGGCCTACGAGCTCCTGCCGGAGTGGGAGCGGACGCTGGGCCTGCCCGACCCCTGCGCGGGCGAGAACCCGTCGCTGCAGCAGCGCCGCGGCCAGGTTACCGCGCGGCTGACCGCTACCGGTGGGCAGAGCGCCGGCTACTTCGTCCGCCACGCGGCGCGACTGGGCTACGCCATCACGGTGGAGTCCTTCGGCCCGGCCCGGCTGGGCGCCCTGCGCCTGGGTGGCCGGATGAACGACGAACGCTGGGCGCACGCCTGGGCCGTGCTGAGCGCCGAGACCACGCAGCGTCAGTTCCGCCTCGGGCTCAGCACCCTCGGCGAGCCGTTCCGCGCCTGGGGTAACGAGGTCCTCGAGTGCGAGCTGCGCGCGCTCGCCCCGGCCCACACCGTCCTGATCTTCCAGTACAGCTAGGAGACGCGCATGAGGCGCCTTGCAAACGGCACGCAGGTGTCGACGCTGCCGCTTGCGCCGGCCGCGCTCGGGGTGCCCGGCTTCGGGACCAACGGAGACCCCGCCGCCGGCCTGCAGGCCAGCATTTTCGACGCGCACGCCTTCAACACCATCCAGGAGGAGCTGATGGCCCTCCTGACCGAGGGGGGCATCACCCCGGACAACAGCGGCGTCGACCTGAAGCAGGTCCTGGCCGCGGTGCGCAACGTCACCCTGAACCGAATCAAGAGCTCGACCTTCCTGACCTCGGGCACCTGGACGCCGGACCCGGGCATGCGCGTCTGCCTCATTCGCTGCGTCGGAGGTGGCGCCGGCGGCGGTGGGGCGGTCGGCGGGGCTGGTGGGTCGGCAGGCGGCGGGGGCGGCGCGGGAGCCTACGGCGAGCGGTGGTTCAACCGGACGGAGATCTCCGCCACGCACAACGTGACGGTCGGAGCACCGGGCGGGGGCGGCAACGGCCCGGCCGGCCTCAACGGCGTCGCTGGCGGCTTCACGACTGTGTCCGGACTCATCATCGCCAGTGGCGGGGCCTTCGGCGGCGCGGGCCAGACCGGCGCGGTCGGCGGGCGCGGCATCGGCGGCGACAGCACGGGCGGCCTCGTGAACGTCAGCGGCGGCAGCGGCACGCCCGGCATGCTGGTCGGCGGCTCAGGCGTCGGCGGCGCGGGCGGGTCCAGCATGTTCGGCCAGGGCGGCGTCGCCTCCTTCTCCTATGACCCGGCCGGCACAAGCGGGACGGGCTTCGGTGCCGGCGGGGCGGGCGGGGGCGCCGGGTCGTCGCCGAAGAATGGCGGCGTCGGCACCGCGGGCGTCGCGCTCATCGTCGAATTCTGCCGGAACTGAGGGGCGCCATGGCCAGCACGACCTACGCCATCATCGCGACGCGCAAGCAGACGATCGACGGGATCGAGTACCTGAAGGACGACGTCGTCACGACGGTGCTCTGGGACGGGAAGAGCGAGTACGAGGCCGGCGCCTACCAGCGGCTCGAGCTCATCAAGCCGGGCTGGACCGTCATCGACGGCAAGCTCGCCGAGTTGCCGCCCGCACCGCCGGCCGGTACCGCCGCGCCCATCCGGGTCATCCGCAGCCTCGCCTTTCGCGACCGCCTGGCGCAGGCGAAGCAAGAGGCGATCTCGGTGGCGGCCATGCAGGCGGCGACCGCCGGCGACGGCGCCCTGCTGACCTTCATGCTGAACCAAGCGGCCGCGGCGGAGACGAACCTCGACGATCCGCGGGTGCAGCTGGGGATCAACGCGCTGCGCGGCGCGGGGCTGATCACTCAGGCCGAGGCCACCGCGCTCCGCGCCGACGGCACGCCCGACGAAGCGGCCTGACCCTTTGGACCAGGAGGGTCGGCCATGATTGTCATCCCGAAGACCGGCTTCCAGATCACGGATCCGGACCAGCACGACTTCCTCCCCCCCGAGGGGAGGGCCGTGCCGGATACAGACTACTGGTACAAGCGCATCCTCGACGGCGACGTGACCCGCGCGCCTCCGGGTTACACACCCATCCGCCCCATCTTCCAGCAGATCGCGCCCGGCACGACGGCAGAGCGGCCGGATCCGGCTTCCCCGGGCATGGTGCGGTTCAACACCGACCTGGTCGGCCTCGAGGTCTACCTGGGGACCTCCGCGGGCTGGCAGCTCCTTTCCGGCCTGGGCGACAGCGTCATTGCCGACGTGCTGGCGGCGCGCACCGCGGCGGAAGAGGCGGCGGAAGCCGCGGCCGCCGCGGCTGCGGGTGTGCTCTCCGACACGGCCGTCGCCACACTGATCGGGGCTGCCGTGGCCCCTCTCGCCTCCGCCCAAACGGTCGAGGCGGCGAACACCGCGCTGCAGATCCAGATCGACACGCTGCGCACGCAGCTCGCTAACCTTCCCACCGGCACGACGCCCACCCCGCCCCCGACCACGACACCGCTGCGCGTGCCGGTCGGACTCACACCGCCGATCATCAATGCGGGCAGCCTGGGCGTCCCAATCGGCATCAGCCCCCCCGTCATCACCGCCTGAGGCCCGACCGGCCAGGGCCGCACACCCGCCTCTTCGGAGACCGACCATGGCGACCACGAAGGATCCTTCGGTGAAGGAGCTGCTGCTGACGCACGTCAGCCAGCAGGCCCTGATCATGAAGAAGCTCGACGACATCCTGGCCGGCAAGGCCAAGCCCCTGCGCCCCTCCCCGCCTGCGCCGACCGGCGCCGCCCCCGTCATCAAGCTCTAGAGGCCCGTCGCATGCAGATTCAGTCTTTTGGCGGTTGGAGCGACAATCCGACCGGGTACGCTCAGAAGTGGCAGCGCGGCGCCTCGAGCGGTGGCCCTTGGACCGACGTCGCCGGCGCGACGGCGACGACCTACGTCCCGCCCACCGAGGACGACAAGAAGTGGTTCCGGGCCGGCGTGAAGGGGATCAACGCCAACGGCACGGCCGAGGAGTGGTGGTACAGCACGCCCGTCCAGTTCCTGGCCGATGTGGTGCCGTCGGTGACGCTGCCGGCGCTGACCATCGCCCTCGCGGCGACCTCCTTCCAGACTGGCACGGCCGCAACCGCCGCGGGCGCCACCATCGCCACCATCGCGGGCGCTGCCGCCGGGGCGACCGTCGCCCTGCCGACGGATGAGACGCGCTTCGCCCTCAACGCGACGAAGACCGCCATCCTGGTGGGTGCGAACCCCCTCACGGTGGCGGGCGACATCACCCTCAACCTGTCCCAGACCCTGGCGGGCGCGACGAACAGCCCGCGGGTCACCAGCATCCTCATCCCCGTGACGGCTGGGACAGTGCCGGCCAACCCCCTCGACAGCCTGAAGGGCGCCCGCCTGGTGCTGAGCGGGTCGAAGCTGCTCAGCTCCTTCGCGGGGACGCCGGTGACCGCCTCGGGTGGCGTCGTCTCCGTCCTGGCCGATCAGACGGCCATCGCTCAGGACCTGGTGCTCGGCGGCGGGCCGAACGCGCCGACCTTCCGCAAGCCGGGAGATGCGGGCTTCCAGAGTTCCTACTTCAACGGCCGCCCCTACCTGACCTTCGACGGCAATAACCAGCGGCTGGTCAGCTCCACCATCAACTCGTCTACCGGCGGCATCCTGGTGGTGGCGGTGATCCGGCGCCGCACGAATCAGCCGCAGGGCTATGGCGCCCCGCTCACGGTGATGGGCGACGCCCCGAACGCCAACAACCACTATCCCTTCCTGCGCCCCTACTTCCGGCCGGATGCAGGCATCTACCTGGGCAACTACGATTACGAGACCGGCGACGTGCCGGCCTCTCTCGACACCCCGATCGTTATGGCCTTCCGCCGTAACCTCGACGGCACAGGGCGGCTGCGCATCAACGACGCGGTGAGCGGCACCTTGCAGGGCATCGCGAACCCGTTCCCCGGCAAGCTGATGATGGGGAATTCGGTCTTTCCGGACACGCCCCCGGACGGCTACCAGTTCACCGCCGCCTTCGATGTGTCGGACGTCTACGTCACCGACGCGCTCGGCGACGAGGACCTCCTCGTCGCGCACTTCAGCCGGCTCCTCGGCCTGAAGCCGCAGAGCGCCGTCGACGCGGCCTGGGTGGCCCGGCAGGCCGCCAACCTCACCGGCACCGACGAGACCGCCAGCACCGGTGGCTCGACCGGTGGCGGCTCCACCGGTGGCGGCACCACGCCCGTCGACACCACCCCGAGCACCGCCTACGACAGCTTCGCCCGGGTCTACGACCCCGCCACTAAGATCAAGCCGATGCCCTCGACGGGCACCGTGGCGGGCGTGGTCTTCGCCCCCACCGTGACCCAGCCGAGCTCGGCCAACGACATCATCGGCTTCGGCTTCACCGGCCCGAGCGGGGTCACGCTGCCGCAGCGAATGATGTTCTTCGCCATCAACTTCGCGCCGGGCAAGGTCCAGCCCACGGACAACATCGAGGTCGTCTACGCGGGCTCCGCCAAGGAAGCGCAGATGGTGGTGCTGTCGAAGCACGCCGACGACGGAAGCGTAGACCACGCGCAGATCATCACCACCCAGCCGCAGATCGTGAACGGCGCGGCGGTGCTGGCCATGCTGCGGAAGACCGCGACACCTCTCAGCGGCGCGGATGTCGGCACCGACGCTTATGCCACCAGCCCCATCGCGGGCACGGTGGTCTACAAGAAGCGCAAGGGGCTGGCGAACGTCCAGCGGTACGTGACCATCGGTGGTGTCTACTACGACACCTACATCGACGACAGCGGCGCGGAGACGGTGGTCAACACCACCTTCAACATGGCCCCCTCGCAGCTGCTGACCGGGGCAACCTCGAGCGACGTCCGGTACTCCGGCAAGCTGGCTTCCGAGCGCCGCTTCTACATCAACTGCGGCCATGCCCTGCGCATGAACGTCGACGTCACGACGTTCAAGGACGGGAACCAGGACTATGCCTGGGAGATCATGGCGGACCAGTGCCGGGTGCCGGGGGTCTCGGACGTCGGCAGCTACTTCGTCGACATCAACATCACCCAGGGTGGCACCCCGGTCATCCAGCGCACCAACCAGCGGATCTACAATCTCGGGGGCTGGGGCAAGTTCATCCAGACCTCCCTCTCGGCGGCCCAGAACGCGAGCAACAATCCTCCGGACACCTGCATTATCTTCGACGCCGGCGAGCTGCAGCGCCTCGCCGTGGTCCCGCCCTACGACCTGCTCTCCGGGGTCTACGAGAGCCTGCTCGCTGGCTACGCCTCGGCCGCGGACGGCAACTTCCGCCTGCCGTACCACACGGCAGGCACGCAGAACCCGAACATGGGCGGCACGGGTGGTCGCCCTGACATCGGGGTGCTGACCCAGTGGGCCCAGACCTACTTCGTCACGATGGACCCTCGGGCACGGCAGTGGGTCATCGCTCAGGCGGAGGCCTTCCGCGGCATCCCTGCCAACCAGTGGGATCCGATCAACAAGGTCCCCCTGAACAACTTCCCGGGGATTGGCACCCCGGGCGCCTGGTGGGACTACGGCAACCGCGGCACGGATCAGGGCAAGAACCCGCCGAACATGATCCGGACCGAGTTCGCCATTCAGCGCGACTGGGACGGCGCCCACCAGCCGATGTTTGCCTATGCCGCCTACCTCATCACGGGCCGCCGCCAGTTCGGCGACGCCCTCGAGCGGCAGGGCTGCTACACCCTCGGCAGCACCTTCGTCGACGCTCGCTGGCGCCAGATCGGCGGCGAGTGGCACGACTGGTGCTTCATGCAGGAGAACCAGCCCCGGCAGGCGGGCTGGGCGGCGCGCGACATCGCCTTCACCGTTCGCCTCGCCCCAGACAGCTCTGCCATCCGCCTGCCGATGCGCCGGGTCCTCAACTGGAACTTCGGCTACTTGCTCAGCCAAGTGCCAGCATGGCGGGCGCAGCAGGGTGAGACTTATGGCTGGCTGCCGTTCTCGAGCCCCTACGGACAGTCGGGGGTGGGCAACCTCTGGGACCTGAAGGCCTGGATGATGGACCACGCCATGGCGGGCACCTGGGCCGCGGTGGTGGCGGGCAGCGAGAACGCCATGACCTACACGCAGAGCTTCGCCAAGAACTTCTACGTGGGCCGGTGCATGCACGAGGACGTCATGCCACTCGGCCGGGGCGCGACCTACCGCTTCATGGTCAGCAGCTCGCACGACATCTTCAACCCGCCCTTTACCGAGAACACCTGGGCGAAGCTGGCCAACGCGGCGGAGTCCAAGTGGGGCCCGAACCAGTGGGATGCCGGCAATTACGGCAGGTTGCAGATGCGGTCCAACGTGCTCATCGCATCCATCACCAACGACGCCGATGCCCGCACAGTGTGCGGCAAGCACCGGGCCCACGCCAACGACTCTGGTCCCTACCTCGCCCTGAGCGACGTGCGCGGTGATCCACTCGACTGGTTCCGCGAGCTGGCCTGGGCGTAACGGGCATGCCCGCCGTCGAGCCCCAGGAGGGCTGGCTGCACGAAACGCTCTCCGGCGCCTCGCGCTTTCTCAACGGCGTCACGGGCGGAGATGGTGCGGTCACCTTTTCCGCCCGCTGCGGCCACCTCGCGGCGCGGGGCAGCCCTCTCGGACAGGCGCTGGCCCGGACTTTGGACCAGCTGCCCTTCAACGGCGTCGGCCACTGCGAGGCCTCCCGGCTTTGGCACGTCGAGCGCGGCCTCCTGCCGCCCACTCCCTGACCCTCCCCTGAAAGGATTGGGCTATGCCCTCAATCACGACTGCCAACCGCAACCGGGCGGCGGATGCCGTCACCGTGCGCCTCAACGGCGGCTTGTTGCGCGTCTACACCGGGACACCGCCCGTCGATGCCAACACAGCTCTTTCGGGAAACACCCTCCTGGCGGAGCTTACCTTCGGCGCCACCGCTTTTGCGGCGGCCACCAACGGCACCGCCGCGGCGAACGCCATCACGGCGGACAGCAGCGCCGACAATACCGGCCGGCCGACCTTTGCGCGCGCCTTCGAGGCGGGGGGCACGACCGCGGTGGTGGACTACCGGGCGGCCTTCTCCTGGATCGCCTCGACGGCCTACGCGATCGGGGATCGCGTCGTGAACGGCGGCAACCAGTACCGCGCCACGGCCGCGGGGACCGCCGCGGCCTCTGGCGGACCGACTGGAATTGGCGCCACGATCACCGATGGCGGTGTGACCTGGGCCTATGAGGGTGTGGCGGAGATCACCTTTTCCGGTGGCCCGAGCATCGTCCAGCTCGGCACCGTCACCGTCAGCTCGCTGACCTACACGCAGTCTGCCTCCTAAGGGGCGACGGCGGTGGCGCTCACTGTCAAGCACTCGAAGACCTCGACGGGCACCGATGACGCCGACACGTCGCTCGTGCGGCCCTCCGACTGGAACGCCGATCACAGCCTGTCGCTGGCCAGCGGGCGGTTGGTAGGGCGCACCGGGACGGGCACGGGCGCGGCGGAGGAGGTCAGCGTCTCCCCGGCCACCGCGCTGTCTGGCGGCGTGCTCACCATCGGCGCCCAGATGCAGGCCGACGCCTACACATCCGGCTCCGGCAGCATCACGCCGCCAGCCTGGGCGGAATGGGCCTTGGTCGAGGTCTACGGAGGCGGCGGGGGCGGGGGCTCGGGCTCCAAGCAGACCACGGCCGGCACGGCCTGTTCTGGTGGCGGTGGCGGCGGCGGCGGTGGGCACAACTCGGGCCTGTTCTCGGTGCCTCAGCTCATCGCCAAGCTCGGCGCTACGATCCCCTACTTGGTCGGCGCGGGCGGCACGGCTGGCGGCGGCGTGACGACCGGCGCAGGGCAAAACGGGGGGCTCGGCGGCAACAGCTACTTCGGCGGCACCATTGCCTCAACCTCCATCCTCTCCGCCTACGGCGGCGGCTCGGGCTCTTTCGCCAATGCAAACGCGACGGCGAGCAATGGCGGTGGCTCGGGCGGCGCAATTGGCGCCGGCATTGTCGGTGCCACAACCACGGGTGCGGGCGGCGGCGCTGCGGGTGGGTCTGGCGCTGTCGGCGTCTCCGCTTCGTCGCCCTATGGCGGTGGTGGCGGGGCAGGAACCAGCACCGCAGGCGCCTCCTTCACGGGCGGGAGCACCATTCATACCGCGGGCGGCTCGGGTGGTGGCTCTGGCGGCGGCATCAACGCTTCCAACGTGCCGCAGAGCGGCGGTGCGGCTGGTGGCGTTGGCGGCGCGACCGGCGCGGCGCTCGGGGCCGGATCCACTACCGCCACGGGCGCTGCTGGCACGGGGGGCTCCTCCACCACCACGGCCGGGTTCGGGCCTGGCGGCGGTGGCGGTGGGGGTGGCGCATCCAGCTTCTCCACCGGCTCGGGCGGTGCTGGCGGCGCGGGTGGCTTCCCTGGCGGTGGCGGCGGCGGCGGCGGTTCCATCGCCTCCACGTCTTCGGGGACCTCTGGCGCGGGCGGCGTCGGGGGTGGTGGTGCGCTGCGCATCTGGTGGATCGGCTGATGCCCGAGGTCGAACCGCCCTTCGGTCCCCCGCCTCCGTCTCCTCCGCCACCGTCAGCGCCACCGGCGGTGCTCGTGCGCGCCTGGGTGATCGCGCCGGACGGTTTGGTCGAGAACACGGTGATGCTCCCCGAGGGCAGCACCATGGGGTTGCCGCAGGGGTACGCTCTCACCTTCACGGAGCCGCCGGCGCCACCGGCGCCACCGCTCCCGGTGCCATCCAGCGTGCGGCTGCTACGGTTCCTGGCCGGGCTCGGTGCCTACGGCTTCGCGACACCTGAGGAGCTGCTGGCAGCGGCCAAGTTCGGCGACCTGCCGTTCCAGATTGAGGAGCTGGTCAACCAACTGCCGGCTGAGCTCGCCTTCAAAGCGCGGCTCGACTTCGCGGGGATGGTGGACGTGGACCGCGATAACCCGCTGATCGTCATGTTCGCTGCGTCGAAGGGGCTCGACGAGGCAGCCACGGACGAATTCTTCCGCGTCTGCGACAGCCTCTAGGGAGGTCAGCATGGCCTTCCAGGTTGGCGCATTCCAGAGCAGCGCCTTCCAAGCCGGGGCAGGATCTCCGGCCGCTCCGCTCCCGCCGCCGATGGACGGGCTCACCGAGGCGCTTCCGGCTTTCGGGCTGCGCTCGACCTCGTCCGCCTACACAGGGGCGGCCGGTCTCTGGCAGCGAAGCCTCGACAACGCGACGCGCACCGTCAACGTCAACTCGACGGGCACCGCGACCTCGGCCGACAAAGCCTGGGCGACGGCCGGGGGCGGCCATGCGCGCTGGCTCGAGGTCAACTTCCACGACGGCGTGAACAAGTTCGTCACGGCGGGCTTCTCGACGGCGCCCCGCGTGACCTTCGACACGCTGGGTGGCATCGCCGACGTGGTCGGCATTCAGAACGATGATGGGGTCCGGTACCTCTACACCGTCGATCCCGTCATCCCGGCCTACGCCGTCCCGACGCCCAACGGCTCGAGCCGCTGGCGCATGCTCTACACGATGATCGTCCGGCACGACGCCTGGGTGAGCAATGGCCGCACGCTGTCCCTGGTCGGTGACGGCCGGGACTTCGACTGGAACAACGTCGCCTCCATGGCGCTCTGGGCCGCCTATGGCAGCTACGCGGAGCACCTCTACAGCTACTCCGACAACGGCTACCGCTACGACTTCTCAACCCCGATGCCGGCCTTTGGAACGGCATCAGTCGTCCAGCTCGAGACCAACGATAACCCGTTCGACGACAACAACACCCAGATCACCTCATGGACGAACGGCGCCTCGAGCGCGGGCGGCCCTGACTCCTACGGCAGCTACAGCGCCAAGCGCGCCATGCTCTTCGTCGGTGGCCAGGGGCTCGACTTCAACAGCCCCGAGAAGGCGCGAGCAACGATCTACGGCGGGTTTGGCGCCCACGGCTTCGGCGGGAGCAGCCGGCAGAAGCACTCGGGCTGGGCCGCGCAGACCATCGGCGACACCGCCAACCCCGATTATGTCGCCCCTGCTTCGCCGAGCGGATCAACGTCCGGCGCGGGAGCCGCAGCAGTCGCCGGCCCGCTCCTCTCGGGCACTGGCACGTCGGCGGCGCCCTCCTTTGCCGGCTCGGGGGCTGCGGCGGTCGCCGGGCCAACCATTGTCGGGGCCGGCAGCCGAACAGTGCTGTCCTTCTCTGGAACCGCGGTAGCAGCCGTCGCGGGCCCGATCGTTGCCGGTAGCGGGACACAAGCAGCGCCAGTCGTCCTTGGCGCAGCGGCAGCCTCGGTAACAGGCCCCTCGGCGGCGGGCTCAGGCGCCAGCCAGAAGCCAGCCGCGACCGGCGTTGCGTCGGCTGTCGTGGCTGGCCCGGTCCTGGCCGGCAGCGGCGCCGCGGCGGCACCAGGTGTCTCGGGCAGCGGTAGCGGCGCTGTCGCCGGGCCAGCTGTGGCTGCCTCCGGTGCCTTCTCCCCCGCGGTCGTCAACGGCACGGGCGCAGTCGTCGTGGCCGGCCCGGCGGCAACTGGGGCAGGCACTCGCACAGCACCCGTGTTTTCGGGCTCAGGCGCGCTCGCCATCGCCGCCTCGATCGTGGTTGCTGTCGGGTCCTTCGTAGCACCGGGGATCACGGGCAGCGGCGGTGCAACGGTTGAAGGCCCGGGAGCGGCGGGCTCGGGGACAGCCACGGCCTCCGGCTTCGCTGGTAGCGGCACGGGCGCGGTGTCCGGCCCGGCACTGGCAGGATCCGGCAGCAGGTCTGGCCCAAGCTTCACCGGCAGCGGGGCCGCGGTAGCCAGCGGGCCCACCGCAGCGGCCTCAGGCTCGGCAGGTGGACCATCTACCGCGGGCGCAGGCGACGGCGTGGTAGCCGGCCCCAGGGTAGTCGGAGGTGGCGCGGCGGGTGCCCCGATCTTCGCCGGCACGGGCAGCGCGACCGTCTCTGGCCCGGTTCTTTCCGGCTCGGGTGCCCGGGCTCTCCCGGTCCAGGGCACTGCGGCTGCCAGCGTTGCAGGGCCGACCGTTCAGGCTGCGGGCAGCTCTACTCCCCCGATGTTCAGCGGCATCGGCGGCTCTGTGGCCACCGGCCCGAACGCGGCCGGAATGGGGATCACCGCTCCCCCAACAGTCGCCTTCGGAGCGGCGGCCGTCAGGGGTCCGCAGCTCGCCGGAGCGGGCCAAGCCGTAGCGCCCACGTTCGCGGGGGTTGGCGGCGGTGCAATCGCTGCGCCCGTCGTCCTCGGCGCCGGTCCGGTCAGCCGAGAGGGGATCATCCCCACCTTCGCGCATCTCACCGCCAGCTTGCCGGCCCGTGCCGCACTGAGCCCCCGGTTGGCGGCCCGTGCCGCCCTGCGTGCTGAGCCTCGCCTGATCGCTCGCCTGGGCATGCTCAGGCTGCCCCTTACAGGAGATCCCGAGATGGTGCCCCTCAGGGTAAGCCAGGGCCAGCAGTGCCGGGCCGTCGTGCGCTTCGTCGACGCCGACGGACTGGCGATGCCAGCGACGGGCGTGGCCATCACGGTCCGCTCACCGATCACCGCCCACGTCATGCCGCTCGTGCCCGTCGAGCTCAGCGTCGGCACCTTCGCCGCCGACTGGGTCGCCGACGAGCACGGTGTCTGGCACGTGCGCGGCGAGTGCACAGGACCTGCGGCAGCCGTCGACGAAGGGCCGGTCGTGGTGACGCCCTCCCAGGTGCTGGCGTGAGCGCATGCCGGCCTACCCGCGTTTGATGGCGTCGCCGGAGGAGCAAGACATGCCCGCCCGCACCGTCCGGAACCTCGGCCTAGCCTTCCGCTTCCTGGGGTGGCGGCTCTCGAACATCTTCCGAGACGAGCCGAGCTGGGCCGAGTTCTTCAGCGCCGTCGCCCTCGGCGCCTACACCCTCTCCATGCCGCTCGGCGGCAAAGGGCCGGAGGAATGGGAGAGCCTCAACCTACTCACCGACATCCTGCCGGGATGGTGGTGGGTCGCCTTCGTGGGCGGTGGCGCGACGGTCCAGATGCTGGGGCTGATCCTCAACGTCCGCTTCATTCGCGCCTGCGCCGCCTTCGGCGCACTGAACCTGGTGGCGCTGATCGGCGTGATGGTCTGGCCACTCTTCCCGTACTCGCCGCTCCTGGTGGGCTTCGTCACGGCGGTCGGCCTCCCGAACTTCTTCGTCATCGCGCGCCATGCCCGCGACTGGTGATGTTTGGAGCCTGGAGGCTGTGCTCGACCTGGCCGGCAAGGCCATCGCCATCGCCACCTCCCTAGCCGGGGGCGGCATCCTGTGGGGCTGGCTGGACAGGCGCGCCACCGCCCGGGCGAACGCCCAGAAGGCGGCGCGCGAAGAGGACCGGGACGAGGTCGAGGACGACCGCAAGTGGCGCGCCGAGATGCGCACCGACATGGAAGCTCTTCGCACCGAGCGCGACCGCGAGCGCACGATGCGCTACGCCGAAGAGCGGTCCCATGCCGACACGAAGCGTGACCGCGACCGCGGCTGGGACCTTGCTCGCTGGTGGAAGGGCGCGGCCTGGGGGATGCGGCACCGAGCGGCGAACGCGCGGCAGGCGGCCGACGATCTAGCCCGGTCGAAGGGCATAGAACCGCCACCCTGGTCCGGCTCGCTCGACCTGCCGACCGACCTGGAAGAGCCGATCCCCCGACACCCGGCCGAGTAGCACCGCCGCCGGGCGGCTTCCCGGCCCCTGACATCGTGGAGGCTGCCATGTGGCTCATCTGGGGCGCGCTGGTGTGCGTCGCCGTGCTGTTGATGCCGAGTTGGAAAGGCGGACGGCGGGCCTACCAATCGGGCTGGGCCGGGACCGTCCTCTTCGCCGTCGTCGCCGTCGGGATTGGCCTGCTTATCTGGCAGGGGGCGCGCTGATGGGTGCCTTTGTCCTTGGCCTTCTCCCTCAGCTCATCCCGGTTGCTGCAGGCCTCATCGCGCGGCTGTTCCCTGGCAGCACGGCTGACCAGGTGGCGGCAACAGTGGCGGGTGTCGTCACGAAGCACGCGGGCGGGGCCGATGAGGCCTCCATTCGTGCGGCGGCTGCCGATCCTGAGACCGCTAACGCAATCCTGGCGCAACTCGCTGAGATTGCTGCCCGACGCGAGGCGGCGCGAGATCAGGCGAAACTCGATGAGATGAAGGCGGTCCTGGCGGATAGAGCCAGCGCGCGCCAGCAGACGGTTGCTCTCTCCGGGCAAGGTTCAGTGCTGGCTTGGGGCGCTCCCGTGGTCACGGCTGTGCTGCTCAGCCTTTTCGCTGTGATCATCCTCGGCGGCCTGCAGGTCGACATGGACATGCGCGAGACGGTCAAGACGCTGACCATCGCGGCCGCTACCTACTGGATCGGCTCAAGCCGCGGCAGTGCGGCAAAGGACGAGCGGGCAGCGGGAGCGGCGCAGACACCTTCGGTAACCGTCGGGGCTGCGGAGAACGTCAACGCGAACCCTCTGCCGCCACCGATGGCTGCGCCACACGCGCCGCCACCGGAGCGCGGCCTGCCGCTACCCCCGCCCGCGGAGGTGCGCGAGCCCTCGCCGCCGGGCATGGAGGCCGACGACTACAACGCCGCGCAGCTCGGCGAGAAGCCCCGCATCCGCCGGCCGGCCGGCTCAGCGGCCTCCACGTCTGCGCGCTTCGCCGCCTGCCTGCCGGTGATCCTGGCGAACGAAGGCGGGTTTGCAGACAACCCTAAGGACCCGGGCGGCGCAACGAACCGGGGGATCACCCATCGCACGCTCTCCGCCTGGCGCGGCACGCCGGTGACGACGGAGGACGTGCGGGAGCTGACCGTCGAGGAGGCCTCCGCGATCTACCAAGCGCAGTACTGGCTCGTGAACCGGTGCGATCAGATGGCGGCCGGGGTGGACCTTTGCGTCTTCGACTTCGCCGTGAACAGCGGGCGGGCCGTGAAGGTCATCCAGGAGGCGCTCGGCGTGAAGGCGGATGGCGCTGTGGGACCGGTTACACTCGCCGCCTTGGCGGCGCCGGCGCCCGCAGAGGCCATCGCGCGGATCTGCGCAGCACGGATGGCGTACCTCCAGACACTCGACGGGTGGGACGATTTCGGGCGCTCGTGGACGCGCCGGGTCGACGGAGTGCGCCAGAAGGCACTTGCAATGACATGAGCAGGACAACGTCAATCGACTAGAGCCTATGCTCGCAATTGGGAACCCACTCGAGAAGGTCAACCTTTATACCATCTGCCCTGACTAAATTATTCACCCTCCTTTCTTCAGGAGAGCCACACTATCAATGATGCCTTGGCCGTAACGGTCGGCAAATTCACGCACGGCGACACGGAAACGCTCTAATGAGAAACCGGATCTCCATAGCTCTGGGTCGCCCACAATTTTCTGTTGCCAAAAAATGAAGGCTTCATCAAAACTTTGCTGGTGCTCATAAGAAGACATGTCAATTACGAGTACAACAGCGTCGGCCCTGCCTCGGCTTTGGGCCGGAGACCATCCGATCAGAAATGGACCGCGGCCGTTCATATTTGCGCCCTGACGTCGTGCGTCCTCGATTGCTGTTAAACCACCAGTTAAATCATAGTTTTCAAGCATCTGATCGCAGTTTTGGTCAGCATCATCGATTGAGTTCGTGCTTACTGAAGGCCAGATTGTAAGCATTTGCCACTCGAGGGGAACATAGCTTGGCAAACTCGAACGCCTTGGTAGGGTTGCCATATAAGACAGGCATGCTGCTTTCAATCGCGATTGGTTAGCTGGAGTTAAACGCTGCCTCAACGCTAAAACTCCGTATGCACCAACTCCCGCTGGAGGAATGTTCTCAGCGCGCGCAGTGATGCGCGCAGGATGAAACCGGTCCACCGATTGGGAGGCTGAATTACTCGGTGGTGCGGCTAAAGATGGCAGCGGTGGAGGTTGTGCCGTCGAAACATCCGGCGGCCTGATACCACGCGTTGCGCCAATGGATCTGTCCGGAGCAAGCCTTTCAAGCCGGCTGCTCCCAGTATCTCTAGGTTCACCTGCACCTGCACCTGCACCTGCACCTGCACCTGCACCTGCACCTGCACTACCGAAAGAAACCAAAGTCGTCGCACAAGCATTTATACCCATGCGAGTTTCTTCACGTCCGCTGACATAGGTTACCTTCACATCAATCATGCAGTCTCGAAATAGTGGGGTGACGAATACTCTTTGCCCGGACGCTAAGATGCTAGAGCCTAAAATGTCTGGGCCCCACGACGACGTACGTGAAGCCGAGAATGTAACCGCCTGGATGGTGTCTCCCGAGTTGTTGGCGAGCCAAAAACGATTTTGCGCTTGGGCCGGTTTTGCATAAGAAACTGTCGCGGCAAATAGGCATAGCAAGAACAATTTTTTTGCTTGCTGCCTGTTCGAATAAAATGGAGTATTGCGGAGCTGGCCATAACCCTACTCCTTCGGACGAACACCATCGAAGCGACGTTGAATTAAGACGCCGGCTCCAGCCAAAGTATTCACTATCGTTACACAGCTGAGAATTAAGAATGAGACGCCGCCCATCGTATTTGGTTGAATCCAAAAGACTAGAACAACCCCTAGCAAAGCGCCCAATAGCGAGTATGTTGCGAGCTTTGACATCTCCTCACTCCCCGCATCCCACAGAGGATAGCCAGCTTGGTACGCCCTGTGGCCGATTGGAAGCATTATGGAAGGCAACATAGCACCGCGGAGTTCGTGATGTGCGCTGAGGGATCAGCTGGAAGTGGCGACGTGAACGCAGGCGCGCCCTTGCAAGGTCTGGGTGTGTTAGCGCGCTTCCAGCAACGCGACTCCCAGTCTTTCAATGTGCCATGCACGGCATCGGGAATAAGGTCGAACTGGGTGGCTGATCGGCAGAGGTACGGATTATAGCGTCGGGAGCGAAGCTCGCGCCAGGGCTCTCGCATCTCCTGTCACCCGTTTCGTTATACGCCCGAAGCTTGATCGTTAAATTGCTGCAGGCGCTGGCTGTGCGAGGCGCTGCTGGACGACGGGACCAGATCGAGGACCTGCTCCTGGCGGAAGGGCTGGCTGAGGTCTGGGCAAGGTAGCCAGCGGGCAAGGCTCAAACCTGACAGCGACGTAACCATTGCGGCTAGTGCCCCTGCATTGCGCACTAGGCAACCCTACCCACTGTCAGATTAGGTGGATTGGCCGAATGGACTGTCGGGGGAAGTGGTTGCAATGGCTATGCCCGAAATAGACATTACAGATCGGCTCACCAGCTCCGGCACGGCTGGTTCAATGGAGTGGGAAGCAGCCGCTGAGATTGTGCGACTTCGAGGGGAATGCGCCGAGGCATACCAGATCATTGCAAGCCTTGTGTCTGCCGGAAACCTTTTCAGCAACGCCGCCTTGGGCAAGGCAATGGATAACCTTTTTGCAGCCGCGGGTGGATGGCCGCGCGTCCACGCTGTGGTCCTGCCTCTCACACCAGAGGGGCCGAAACATGAGCGCTGATGATACGAGCAGAACGAAGTTCATGCCGACGAGAACAGGGGTGCGGCGACTATTCAGTTTTGCGGCGACGCTGAGCCGAAGTGAAGTTGATGGAACACGCACGATCGTTCTCGCGCACGGCTTTCGTATAGGAATGGACGACCCAACCGCTTTGGCCCAACATTGGCTGTGGAACGTTGAAGCGCAGCACCCGGGCTTTTCCTTGGTGGGCAGCGTCAGCGCCATGGAGATCACCCGGGATAAACTCGCAACGATGGATCCCGCCTATGGCCGGCTTGGCTAAGAGCGCGCCCGTATGACCTACTTCATCGCCTGCCAGAAGGCCGACGGGGAGGAGCGCTAAACCTCTGCCATCGGCAGGCAGGAAGACTTAAACCGCAGCCTCTCCGTCATGCGGCGCCACCCGCTCTTCCTGAATGGCGCGGTGCGCGCGGCAGGCGTGTGGCGAGCGAGGACGAAGGGCGAGAGGCATTCCGCTACCGGTGTGCATGATCCGCGTGGGAAGGGGAGAAGCGGCCCGATTAACTTAGGCTGCTTCAACTCAGTCGTGCCAAAGTAAGGCCATGCGCAATCTTCGCGAGGAGAGGGGCGGCTCAGTCAGCCGCCCCACGGACGCCCAGATCATAGCAGGAATCGAGGGCCGGGAGGCTGGTGCTGGTCCTTTTGGCCGGCCGACCGAATGTCCGTATCCGCACTCCAGGAAAAAGGAGCGGCGCGCCTGGATGATTGGGTTTGGAGAGGGCCGCGACCAGCGTGGAAAGTCCGCGGGGAGCCGGGAAGGCGCGATGGTCCGCTAAGCATCAAGGCTCGATGCTGGCGGAAAGGCTGCGACAGGACGGCCGGGGGGGGCGCCCGATGCGGAGCGGCCGGGAGTGGCGGATCTCGCCTTAACCTCCAGCCATTGTGGGATTAAGCGCTCAGTAGCACCGCTCGGTACGTCGCGGCTTGAGGATGCCGGGAGCACCGTGAGGAGCATACCACCCGCGCGCACTGACCTTAGCCTTAAGCGTCTCGCAACGTCTGCCTGCGATCTTGCGGGTGCCTGAAGCCATCGGTCGGACCAGCATGGTCCGAAAGGCATCAGGCTCCGATGACGCGCGTCACCCTCTCCTCCTTGCCCGGTTCCGGCTTCCAGATGGATTGGACAGGGTTAGCGCTTCCAAGGCCGAGGCAGGACGCCGGCGGCGCCACTCCATCCTCACTAGCCAGGCTGGAGATCCCGTCACCCCGCTGCTAGGCCAATGCCCGCGCGAGGTCCTGCCAGGAGTTCTGCTTACCATGAAGAAGAGCTCAGGCCTCAGCGCCGCTCACGTCCTGTTCCTCCTGGACTTCGCCTTCCTGGCTGCGGCGTGTGCCATTGTTCTGCAGCTTGCTCCGCAACTGCATCCGGTCGGCTTGGGCGCCGTGCTCTTCCCGATCGCAGACCTGTGCCTCCTTTACGCTTTTGGCCTGTACCGACGCGAAGCACTTGTCGACGTCGGTAAGGCACTTGGGCGCTTGCCGGTCGCCGCTGGAGCCGGGGGCTTAGCCGCCTGGGCCACGACGGCTACCCTGCCCACGATTTTCGGCACACCCGAAGCGCACCTCCTTTTCGCTGCGTCATTACCCGCCTTCGCTGCCGCAGCTCTGGGCGCGCGCCTTGTGCTGCACCTACTCCGACGGCGCGGCCTCTTCCGGCGCCGCCTCCTCGTTATCGGGGCCGGCCGCCGTGCCTGGGACCTCGTCTGGATGCTGCGGAACGAGGCGCGGACGCTCGCCTTTGACGTTGTCTTCGTCCACGACGCTCGCATGGGGGAGACCGATGCCCGGATCGCGGAGGATCCAGCGAGCAGCGTTGTGCTAAGCGCTTCTAATTTGCTTGCTACCGCGCAGGTCCTGAACCCGGACCAGATCGTCGTCGCCCCTGACGAGCGCCGCGGTCTCTGCATGGAGGGGTTGCTCGCCTGCAAGATGGCCGGCTACCCGGTGAGCGAGTACGCCGCTTTCCTCGAGAAGGAGATCGGCCGCATCGACCTCAAGCGCCTTGACGTCAGCTGGCTCCTCTATGCCGACGGCTTTGTTGTGCGGACGACGGACCGCCTGCTGAAGCGAGCGCTCGACATCGGCGTGAGCACGGTCCTACTCGTCTGCCTTAGCCCAGTACTGCTTGCTGCCGCCCTGGCCGTGAAGCTCACTGATCGCGGACCGATCCTGTACCGCCAGGAGCGCGTCTCAGGCGGCGGGCGAGTGTTCCGCATCATTAAGCTCCGCACGATGCGAACGGATGCGGAGCGCAATGGAGCCGTCTGGGCAGCGACTGACGACCCGCGCATCACGCGAACTGGGCTGTTCCTCCGGCGCACCCGCCTCGACGAGCTGCCGCAGCTCTTAAACATCCTGCGGGGCGACATGGCCTTCGTCGGTCCCCGGCCGGAGCGGCCGGAGTTCGTCCGCGAGCTCGCGTCACAGCTGCCCCTCTACGAGGAGAGGCACCTAGTGCGCGCAGGCCTCACCGGCTGGGCTCAGATCAACTATCCCTACGGCGCCTCCCTCAACGACGCCCGCTCGAAGCTCAGCTACGACCTCTTCTACGTGAAGAACTATGGCGTGCTGTTCGACATCCGCATCATCCTGCAGACCCTTCGAGTGGTGTTCTGGCCGAGTGGCGTGAGGTAGGGCTGAGGAAGTAGCTCCCTCAATCAGGAACCGTCGACACCGCCCGGCGTGCTACGTCGGCCCTTCGAGGGGCCGCCGCAGATGCCGGGCAGTAGGGTCTGGAGGGAGCTAAGCCAGCGCGGCAGCTAGCTGCTCACGGGTGGGTACGGTTGGACGCATGGGGACCTGAGCGCCGGGAGTGACGAGCGACAGCTCGAGGAGGCCGGCGGCGTTGCCGAGGATCGAGGAGGACCGACTGTCGCCCTGCTCGGCCGCGTAGTCCGATAGGCACTGCAGGGTGGCTAGCACCGAGCGCAGCTCACTCTGGAGGCGGCAGTCAGAGCCTGATCGCAGCGACATGGCAGGGGCACCCGGGAGGTGTGAGGGGGACTCTTCAGGTGACTGAAGATGCAGGTAATTTCCTTGATAAAGCGCATCGAAAGCAAGGATCCGAGGTACGATTCCTCTAGCTATTTGCCCTTGTTAGCGAAGCCCCCGCGCGAAGTTATCCACATAAGGCGCTGTTTCCTAACAGCAACAGCTTCGACTATCGGAACGTTAGCTTTTGTCGTCTTGGCTGACAGATGGCGGAGAGTGTGCGAATCCTAGCGACAGTTACGACGCGGCACTGAAGTTGGAGATCCTCGGTTTGGCTCACTCGCAACCCGCTCTTGCCGCACAGCTTCAGCAGGCCCTGCTGACCAGCCTCGAGATGTACCTTGCCGAGGTTGATGATCCGGCCGCGCGCTGCACGGCGCTGCAGGACGCGTGCGGGCGCATCGCTGAGCACCTGTCCGTGGCGCCGCTTCCGTGCTCGGGCGATGACCAGTGGAAGCATCCCGCCCTCATCACAGCCGCTCTGTACGCGGCCACTCAGCAGCTTCAGGGGCAACTGGCTGACGCCTGATCCCGTCGCCACACCAGCTTGGTCCTCACCAATGGAAGCTTGATGGCAGAAGCAGTGTGCGGCAGATGCGGCGCGATCTTCGACGTGGATCAGAGAATGCGCCTCTCGGGAGCGAGCCTCGAGTGGACGCAGGCACCTAGTGTCAGACATGGCATGCACGTCATGGTTCATCAGATTTGTCCTGTGCGACATGCCGCGGTAGGCCAACCGATCCCGAGTTGTCCCGATGAAGACAGAGCGGTTCGGAAGGTCATGGACAGCACCGATGGCGCGTCCGCTTGAGCGGCCTCCATCAAGCCCTTCTGGAAAGTTCGCCGCTTTAACCTTCGGTTCGCCTTCTCGTGGTGTGCTCGGGACACGAGAGGGCCGTCGGAAAATCAAGTCGCGCATGAAGTGGTTTTTGGCCTGGCCTGCGGTGGCTGTGACTGGTGCCACGCTAGGCCCCCTCGGACTTCTAGGGGTGGGGCTGCTCTCCGCACCCTGAGAAGTAGGAAGGCCGGCAGGGTGTCCCCCCTGCCGGTCTTTCTGTTTTCGGAGTAACGTGTCCCTCTTAACCCGAAGTATGTAAGCATTGTAGTTGAACCCTCACGACCATCGGAGGCGACGAAGGCGTGGTCGCGCTGATCTTCGCAAATCTGGTCATTGCCGCAGGCCTTGCCTGCTGGGTGCTCTACCAACGTGAGCTGGAGTAGCGGGAGACAATGACCAGGGAGGAGCGGGATAACGAGGATGCATGCTGGCAGGAATGGTGACGAGATCGCCGGGCACGCCACACGGGCAGGCTCGAAGTAGCCGATCTCCAGCTGGCCTGCCGACCGCTTTTCATTGCTAATCAGTTCCGTTCCGCCTAAGTTCCGGTGTCGGCCGCTCTCTCGCAAAGGGTTGGCATGCAGCCTGGTTGATCGCTGGACGCTGCGACGTGGGGCCGCTCGGCAGGAGGGAGCAATCCTAATCCCTTGCCGGGCGGTTTCTACTTCCAGCCGCGCGCTTCGCTAGATCAGCAAAGGCAGACAGGGAGGAGCTCTACACCTCCGTCATCACCTCGCGGCAGGAGCTGGGCCGCAGCATCTCCGTCATGCGACGGCACCCGCTCTTCCTAAACCGCGCTGTGCGCGCGGCAGGGTGCGGCGAGTGAGGGAGCGCGCCAGGGGAGACGCGCACATTATCTAAGGCGAATGAGCCAGTAATTAGCCACCATTCGGAAACATACACCGGCCGAATAAAGAGCGATCTGCATAAAAAGGAAGGTGATAATAACGAAAGGTTCTCTGCCCTCAGAGGACATCATGACGATGCCCATCGTTACAAACCCTGCTATGATGCACGCAACGCTGAGCGAGTTGAACCAAGTCGCACTGAGCTTAACCCGCTCGTTGTGGACCAGCCTCTCCAAGTCCAGCTTCTTCGCTATCGCTGCGTCACAAGGGTCAGGCACGCACCGTCTCCAGAGGGGGGGTAGTCGCACTGCCGGGCTTTCACCGGCTGCCCGCTGGCGTAGTCAGGTGCCAGCAGTCATCCTCTCAGACGGGGAACTTGTTCCTGATGCCTCGGACAGCATTAGGCATTGTAGCTATTGGCGCCCACGGTAAGCGAGGATCGCGAAGGAGGCCGTTCCTCCAATCCCTTCTACAACTTCCCATTGCCATTCGGTGCCACAGAGGCGTGTCGCTTCTCGGCGCATAGCGGCAGCTGATGATAATCCCCGAGGAGGGTTCTCGCCTGCCGCAAGGACCTTCTCCTCGATCTCTGCTGCGCGCTGTTGGAGATTTCCAGTCATCTTTATCCCGCCAGGTTTTGGTAAACTGAAATACCGCGTCCGAATGGCCCCGCCGCACTAGCCGAGCCACTGGTTCCCCTCTCCATATCGGACGCGCGGCGTGCCCCACATCTACCCCGAGGGTCTGAGCGCCGATCACTCCAGCCGTTCAACACGCTTCCACTCAGCAGAGAGCTTTGCACGAACAGCCCTGCTGAGGGGCTCAACTTCGGCAAAAAACGCCTTCTCAAATTCAATCAGACTCTCGAACTCGTGGACGTAAAGCTGATCCAATCGTCCAATCGTATCCCAGATCTCTTGATCCTGTGGTCGCAGAGGATCTGTCGGCTCGAGCTTGAGCCGGAGTGTGTGCAGCAGCGTATTAACGCGAAGGAAGGATGCGTCGCGTGCCGTCCGACACTGCTCTGCCCAGTCCTTGTCACCTGCCGTCTCCGCCTCCTCCAGGTCGTGTTTCTCAATCTCATGAAGGTGGCACGCGGCGATGAACTCCGCGATCTCTTTGCGGAATTCCTCGATCCACCTGACGCGATTACTCGAAACCACAGAAGCAACCTGCTGACGCTTAGCTGTTTCGGCGCTAGCCTCGATCTGGTGCTTTGCAATCCTCATCTGGACCCAAGGTCCAACGAACACCGCTAGCAGCGCCACCGCGCTGCTCAGGATGGGGGCGAGGTCGAGCAGAGTGCGCCATTCACCCGGCTTGGGCGGGCTGAAGACGAATTGCATCCACATGCTGGCGCTTCCTGCTACACGCGGGTTACTCGGACAGGCAAGCGCCGAGGCGCTTCGCATAAGAGGGGGCGATCACCCCCACGCCCGTCGAAGGCAGGGAGCACCACCGCGCAGATCAGCCAGTACCACCACGAGACACAGCGGTTTTAGGGCTATCTCGGCAAGCGTGAGATGCAAGCAAGTCTTGGTTTGGGTTGCGGTCTTCGTGGCAGTCTTCTGTGAATGGGCGACGCGGCACATGGGGCCACTCCTAGAACGGAATATCGTCGTCCAGATCGGCTTTGGGGGCGTCCCAGCTGCTCGCCCGTCCTGGCACCGCTGGTTTGACTTCGGTCCAGTCGTCATAGCTGCCCTCGCCTTCGTAAATGCGCCCTTTGTTGTTTATCTTGCCGCGTTCCTCAGATGAAAAAGAGAACTCAAGTCCATCATCGGTGTACGCAATCGATCGAACACGGGAATGGCCGGCAAGAATATCTTTGGCCAGCAC